GCAGCCCGCTCGCTGTTGGCCTTCGCGAACTCCGGGTCGGCGTGCAGCCGCTTCATCCGCTCCGCAGCCCGCTCGCTGTTGGCCTTCGCGAACTCCGGGTCGGCGTGCAGCCGCTTCATCCGCTCGCTGTTGGCCTTCGCGAACTCCGGGTCGGCGTTCAGCCGCTTCATCCGCTCGCGGCCCCGACAAACGCGGCGGTCGTGCGGCTGCTGCGAACCGCACCAACGGCACGAGGCGGTCGCTTTCATGGTTGCCACCACCGCCCCTGATAGGCACGCCATTCCTCGAACACCGCCCAGCCCATCAGCGCGATATAGGCGATCAGGCCCACGCGAGAGAGCCATGCCGATTTGCGGGCGGGGCGGCCCAAGATCATGCGGCGACCTGAGGCTGAGGCAGGAAATCAGGCGGCACCGCTATATCCTTGCGTGCCGCGAGGCTCGCGACCGCTGGCCGCCATTTCCATGCGATACCGCGCTTCCGCCAATTGCCGATGGTGTTCGGTTTCTGGCCGGTCGCTTTGGCTATTTCGGCGATGCCAAGCGCGTCGATGAGATGAGCGTGTGTCTGCATGGTCGCAAAAATTATCACGTCATGTGATTGCCGTCAACGATTTAACACGTGACGTGATTTTTTGCTGGATTTAGTCATGTTCCGCCTATGCCGCGTTCGCCACGAGCATCGGAAATTCAGACTGCGGTCGGCATACGACTCGCGGCCAGCCGGAGTGCCTTAGGGTTAACGCAGGAGAAGATCGCCGAGGAGATCGGCGTCGGACAGAGCACGTGGGCTAACTGGGAAGGTGGGACGCGCCTTGCCGACCCCATAGCCATGATCCGTTTCTGCGATGCTTATAATATGACCATGGACTGGCTTTATCGCGGTCAGCGGGGCACGTTACCGCACGACCTAGCCGAGAAAATCCGCCAGTTTTATCCCCGTGGGATAGAACCCGCGACGAAACGCCGCGCCGTTCCCTAATTGTCAGCAGGACGTAAAAATCACATCGCGTGATTTTTTTGCTTGCATCTATCACGTCATGTGATTAGATTTCTCCCCATCGTCGCACCGACGCGACATGGGAGACCGAAGATGCCCACCGCAATTCTGCCGCTGCCGTCTCTGATCCGCGCTTCGGCGTGGGACGCTGGCAACATGAGCATGCGGAAGGCCGGCCGGACCAAATGGTCGCGCGCCGACTGGAACGCAGCCGCCGCGACACAAGATCGCCTTCGGACTGGCTGCTACGGCAACGGACCAGAGGGTTGCATCAAATTCCAGGTCGCAGAGGCGCTGGAGCGCGAAGGCTACCTGTCGCTCCACATGACCAAGAAGGAATTCTTCGAACGCGTTGAGACGGCCTACGCCGATGCGACGTCTCAAACGGTTTGATCGCCGCACCGACGCGGCCGGATGAGGGAGAACGAAGATGACCAAACAGGTTCTCACCAAGATGGCAATCCGCAAGGCAGTCCGGTCGGCGATCAAAGCCGGTAAGCTGGGCGCGCTCAAGCGGCGGAAACACGGTCGCTATCGCTATTCCGATGGCGCGATGTGCGTAATCGGCTGCGCGCTGTCGCCGGACAATCTGCGGGCGGCGGCGAAAGCGGAGAAATACGCCGGATATTTCTCCATCAGCAGTTTCAAGCTGCGTTTACCCGGTGTGATGTTCGCCGACAAGAAGACGTTAGATTGGGCGAGGAGTTTGCAATGCGCCCACGACAATTGGGCGCGTGAGCAAACCGACGGTTGGCGACGCAACTTCATGCGGCTGCTGCGGTCCTGATCGGGAGACGGAAGATGGCAATCGACCCGAAGAAACCTGTGATGACCCGCGATGGCCGACCGGCCCGGATCATCTGCACGGATCGGATCGGGAACGCTCCGATTATTGCGCTCGTAAATCGTCATGAAACGGAATTCACCGTTGCTGTGACGGCAGAAGGGCGCGTGCCGTGGTCAACCGGATCGCATGAAAGCGATCTCATCAACATCCCGGCGAAGCGGACGGGATGGGTGAATGTGTATCGCACGGGCGGTGAAAAATATATCGCCTGCGTGAGCAACGCTTATGCGACACGCGCGAAAGCCGATCAGAGCGCCGCATTCAACCGCATCGCCTGCGTCGAGATCGAGTGGGAGGAATAGGCCATGCCCGACTACCGCGACATCACCGACGCCGACCTCGCCGAAGCGATCGCCGGCCTCGATTACAATATCACGATCTACGAAAATCGCACCGCGCTCGGCGAAGGCGGAGCGCAGCGGCTCGCCGACATGAAGTCGCGGCTGTGGGATCTGAAACAGGAGCTGGCCCGGCGCGCACGGCCGGCGGCGGCGGAGTAACGACGATGCGAAAGATCGAAATGACGTCGATCATCAACGGCACCGACATGCGGATCACGGTGGACGTGGATGCCGACACGATGTCGGTGTCGCTGGTCGAGCCGAGCGAACAGCGGCCGATCCCGCATGGCTCGGTCACGATTTCGATGGATGATTTCGACAAGATCGTCGCCGAGATCGACCGCTTCCGTCGCATCCAGGCGCTGGTCAACGAGGCGCCGGACGATGACGCCGGAGCGCGGAGGATGGTGTCGTGAACAAGCTGGACGAAGCCGTGAAGCGGGCGAGCGGACTGACGCCGCTGGAGATCAAACTGCGGGATGCAATTCGTGATTATCTCAGTGAGATCGACAACCCGTGCCCGGATTATCTCTTTCGGCAGGCGCTGCGCAGCAGACTGCGCATCGTCCTTGCCGAAGCCAACCGCATCGAACGGGAGCGCGGGGAATGAGCATGCCCCCCGACGAGATCGCGGAAGCGCGGCGGATCATCGAACGGCTAACGGGCAAACGATGGAGCGAAATTGAAATCGCTCTTGCCGAGCATCGCGCGGCCAAACTTTCCGCCTTCCTCGCCACCCAGCCCAAGCCGGAGGGAGAGAACCCATGAGCACGCTGCCCTATCCCGGCTATCACGACGACCACCGCGGGCGGCTGACGCGCGGGCAACTCGCCGTCATCTCCGGCGTGATCTGCGGGCCGCTGCTGATTGCCGCGCTGTGCGGCGCTCTTTTGATCCTTGGAGGCTGACCATGCCGTTAGATGGACGTACACAGGATTTCGTTCCGGCCGAAACCGAAGTCGATGAGGTCGGGAAGGTGCTGCTACGCGCGGCGGAGATCGTGCGCGAGCGGTGGTTGCAGGACGGTTACGGAATGCCTGGAGGGGCCCCCGTTGTGCATTGGGGGCTATCGGTGAAGCGCGCGGGATGGGGCTCACTGACTCCGGGAAGCCAAACCAAAAACTTGACTACGCTTGGCCGGAATCGAAGCGCCTGCGTTATGTTGTCGAGGCACCAATATCAAAATGGAACGACACCCCCGGCCGCACCGCCGAGGAAGTCGCGCAGGCAATGGAAGCCGCCGCCCGGATGAAGGAGTAACCGCCATGCACACCGATTACGACCTCACCCCTTGGACGCCGGAACGCTTCTCCATCGGCGACGTGGCGCGCGGCAAGTATCTGGCGCTTCGGGCATCGACCGCCGGCCGCCCGCTCACTGACATCGACGCCTATCGACTCGACAACTTGCTGGCATGGATTCAGCGGACGAACGGCGTGGAGGGAATGGCGTGACCTATCGCATCGAAACCCTGACCCGCCGCATGGGCGAGGCGATCACGCCGGAATACTACGTCCGGTCCAGCCTGCGCCGGTATCGGGCCGACAGTCTGGCGGATGCGGAATACCTGTGCCGGGCGCTCAACAGCCTGACGGAAGCGCAGCATATGGCGGCACTCACCGGGAAACCGAAACAGGAAAGGAAACATCATGCCGCTTAACGAAGCCATGATCCTCGGTGCGCCGTCGATCGGCCATAATCAGCCGCCGGAGCCGACGCCATTCGAGGCTATCCAGATCCGGATTACCGACCTCTACGACGAGGCGAAACAATGGCTCGACGGCGAGCCGATCACGACGCAGGCGATGGCCGATGCGGTCAACAAGCTGATCGTCCTGATCCGCGATGCGGAGAAGGAAGCCGATGAACTGCGCAAGGCCGAAGCCAAGCCGCATGACGACGCCAAGGCCGAAATCCAGGCTCGGTACAACATCCTGATCGGCAACACCAAGAGCATGAAGGGCAAGACCGTGCTGGCTATGGAAGTCGCCAAAAAGGCGCTCACGCCATGGCTGGAAGCACAGGACCGGATCAAGCGTGAAGCGGAGCGCATTGCCCGCGAGGAAGCGGAAACGGCACGCAGGGCGGCAGACGCGGCATTCCAGAAAGCCCGCGCCGAAAGCGATCTTGCGGCGCGCGAGGAAGCCGAGCGACTGGCGACGGAAGCGGCGGAAGCCGAACGCGCGGCCAATCGTGCGGCCAAAGACACAGCGAAGGCCAAGGGTGGTTCGGGCCGGGCGACCACACTGCGCAGCTACTGGACGGCGGAGATCACCGACGCCACGGAATTCGCTCGCTATCTCTGGAAAAGCCGGCGTTGGGAAATGGACGCATTCCTCGCCAACAAGGCGCAGCAATTGGTGGACGAAAACCATAACCGGCCATTACCGGGCGTCACCATCCATGAAGAACGGAAAGCAGTTTAATACACTTAACCTGAGGAGACTGACATGGACATCAATGGCGTTTTTCCCTCCAAGTACCTCAAGGCGGCCGATCTTCAGGGTCGCGATGTGCAGGTCGTCATGGCCAATGTTCGCATCGAGGACATCGGCGATGGCGACAAGCCGGTGCTGTATTTTCAGGGCAAGGAAAAGGGCCTCGTCCTCAACAAGACGAACGCCAACAACATCGCGATCCTGTACGGGTCCGAAACCAACAACTGGATCGGCAAGCCGGTCACGCTCTACTCGGCGTGGGTGGACTTCCAGGGCAGGTCGGTCGAAGCCATCCGCGTCCGCCCCGCCAATGGGCAAACGATGGGCCAGCACATGGCGAATGTGCATCAGCAGAACGTGGCACGCACCGCACCGACTCCACCACCGCCGCCTCCTGTCCAGCCTTCCGGCGGCAGCATCGAAATGTCGGAAGATATTCCGTTCGCTCCCTGTGTGGACTGATGACCACCCGAACCGTTCAAACCGATCTCGATCTGGAGGCGCTGGTCGCGTTGCTGAAAACGCGACCACGCCCCTACACGGTCAACATTACCAAAGGCATCCATCGCACGACCGACCAGAACCGTCTGCAATGGCTATGGCTCAACGAAATCGCCGAACAACTCGGCGACAGGACAGCCGAGGAAATCCGTGCGGAATGCAAGCTCAGGTTCGGTGTCCCGATCCTGCGGGCGGAGAATGAAGCCTTCCGCGACAAGTACGACCGCATCGTGAAACCCCTGCCCTACGAGGCCAAGATCGAACTGATGGGCGAACCGATTGACTTTCCGGTGACACGCCTGATGACCACCAAGCAGCTCACGCAATACCTGGATGCGATCTACGCGCACTACACGGCACAGGGTTGTCGGCTGACGATACCGGAGCCGGCAGCCTAGCGCATCCCGGCGCGATGGCGGGAGGAGGAGAGAAGATGAAGGAATATCACAAAATTCAGACGGTATTTAAGCGTGATCCGGAAACAAAGTTCCGGACACTCCTGATGGGCGACTGGTCCGAACCGGAGTTCGGCTACCTCGCCAACAACGAATGGGTATTCACCGAAAAAGTTGACGGCACAAATATCCGCGTGATGTTCAACGCCGCGCCAGTGCTCGATACGCATGTTCCGAAGTTGTCGTTTGGCGGCAAGACGGATAACGCGCAAATTCCGGCGTTCCTCGTGGATCGTCTGCGGCAGCGATTTGAGCCGCAGATGGATCGTCTCTTTGAGATTTTCCCCGAGGGCGGTTGCCTATACGGCGAAGGCTACGGCGCGCGGATTCAGAAAGGCGGCGACAACTATCGCCCCGATGCCGATTTCGTACTGTTCGATGTCAAGGTCGGAGAATGGTGGTTGCAACGATCGGATATCGAAGATGTCGCCGGCAAGCTCGGCCTCGATGTCGTTCCGGTTATCGGCACCGGCACGCTTCCCGAGATGGTCGCCATAGCCAGCGAAGGCTTCAATTCGTCGTGGGGCGCGTTCCGTGCCGAGGGCATCGTCGCGCGGCCATCCGTTGAGTTTCGCTCACGCAATGGCGGACGGATCATCACCAAGATCAAGTATCGGGACTTTCCATGACCACCCGCCGCCGCTTCCCGCCCCGCGTGAAGGTGATGTGATGCTCCTGAAACGCCGCAAGTTGTCGCCCGCGCGCAAGATGCAGATCATGCGCCGGCAGGACTTCAAATGCCGGTGCTGCGGCGATCCGTTGCCGACCGACCCGCGCGACATCGAATTCGACCATATCGTCGAACTATGGGAGGACGGCACAAACGACCTCGACAACTTCGCGGCGCTGAGCCGGGGCCATCACCTGGCCAAGACGAAGCGTAAGACGAAGGAACGCGCGAAGGTTAACCGGCTCGCCGAACGCGGCGGCCGGGGCAAGATGACGGTGGCGGAGCGCGAGCTGGCGAAGCTGATGGAGCGGAGATGACCGGCCGTACTACGTCCGCAGAAGGACAGAAAGTCATGACCCGCAAGCACCTACGTCGCATCCGTCAGACATTCCACGTTTCGCTGATGCCGGGATGGGGCTGGCATTTCTGGTTCGGCCCGAGCGAGTACGGCGATCTGGTGATTTGGATAGGTCGTATCTGGATCGCCGCGTCGTGGTCCGATGAGCATCCGTGGCAAGGAGATTTGGCATGATCGACATGACCCGAGACGAGCTTATCACCGCGCTGGAAGCGGCTACGGGGCCGAGCAGGGAGTTGGATGCGTATTTTTGGGCATTTCTCCAGCCTTGTCAGGGCGTTGCCCTTGACGGTTATGGACCACCGGAAGATTTTTCGCATTATGAATATGATCCAAGGGAAGACGGATCGGTCGATCTATTCATTATCAAAGCTGCCGGATCAAGATTACGTCGGGCGCGTCGGGCTTCACCACTTTTTACCGCCTCGCTCGACGCGGCGCTGACGGCGCTGCTGGAAGGGTGGGCGTGGCGTGCGCAAAGCAACGGGCTCGCCGCAGTTTGTCCGCCTGGCTATGACGCGAGCGACTACGCGAAAGGAGCCACCCCCGCCATCGCCCTGCTGATCGCGATACTCAAAGCGGGAGAGAAGGGATGACTGACTCGCAGTCCAAGAAAACGATAAGAAGCCTGTTGGCTCTGATCGCCCGAAGCCCGGACGATGGTGATGGCTGGCGAAAGGTGAGTGACGGTCTGTGGGGTCTCATAGAAGGTGCTGACGACGGCTTTTTCGAGGTTGATCCCAAAGGACATCGCGTTCGTATGACCGCTGCTGGCGGCGGAGATGGCGCTGGGAGAACATGCTATGACCGACAAGATCGACACCACCCGCGAGGCGGTGGAGCGGCTGGTAGACAATCTTTCGATCGGCAGAAATCCACCGAATCTAGTCACCACTTTCCGTGCTCTCGTTGCCGATCTGGACGAAGCGCGGGCACTCGCGGGACCTGTTGGCGAAGAGGAATGACGGATGCTGAATCATCCGCCTCGCCGGCATCAAGGAGGACGGCAATGGCTGACTGGGCAGAGGAGAAGGCGGATCACTTATTGAGCCGGCTGAATATCCAGTGGTCTGTCGCCGCTCGAAACGTCGTTCTTGCCGCCATCCGCGAAGCCGCACAGCGCGGGATGGAACGGGCGGCGGCCATAATTGAAGGCAACCGCGTCGTCTGGTGTAGCAAAGCGCCGCATCATCGGATTGAACCGAATACCTTGGGCGAACCGCCGGATACGATGCAGCGCACTTATGCCGTCGCTATCCGCGCCGCGAGCAAGGAGGACGAGTGATGCTGAGCAAGCGATCGATCGCGATGCTGCAAGCCTGCGAGCACGCGACTTTGGGAAAACCGATGCTCGGAATCAGCTTCGCCCGCGCCAGCCATCTACGCGATAAGGGATTGCTCGGCTATCGCGCGTTCCATCCAGAACTCGGCCACGGCGGACACTTCATCACCGAAGCCGGCCGCGCCGCACTTGAACAGGGGGAGTAATGACCCGCGCCGCCCTCCTGCTACTCATGCTTACGGTCCCCGCGCACGCCGCCGACGCGCCGCCGCTGCTGTCGATGGTCAACCGTGCGGTCAACGACTCGATGCAATATCGTCTCGCGCCGCCGGTCGACCGCGATCTCTGGACCGACGTGCTGGCGCACCCCTGCCCCGCCCGCGGCGACTGCAAGGACTACGCGATCTGCAAATGCTGGCACCTGCATCGGCTCGGCATCCCGTGCGCCGTCGTGGTCGAGGTCGAGCCCGGGGTCGAGCCGCACGCAGTAGCACTGGCTCAAAGCTGGGCGCTCGACAGCAAGGCGCGCGAGCCCTATCCGTGGCGCGAACCCAAGGGTCTGTGGGGAATCCGACTTCTGGATTGGAGATCGCGGCAGGCACCGGTCCTGCTGGCGGTGACGAATTTGGCGAAGGAGGCTGCGGCCGATGGTCGGTAAGAACGAGGATTTTATCCGGGAGCCGCACGAGGATCTCGGCGTGCTCGATCGCGAGATGCTGCCGCGCACGTTCCGGCTCGACATCCCGATCGATCATTCGCGGGATCTTCGGCGCTCCGCCGTCCTGCTACGCGCCCTGGCGGGCCGGCTCGAATTCCTGTCGGCGCAGACGGCCGATGATGAGCGCAGCTTGCTCTTTCAAGCGGTGTGGGCGGGGAAGATGTGCCGTCGACAGCTCATCAAAAATATCGTCGACAGCAAAACTAACAAAGTTGCGCGACACAAGATATTGCGGTGAATAAATCAATAACCATAATATATATTATGCGACATTGAATTGTTCTAAAGAACAATGTTGTAACCGGCGCAATATAGTTGCGCGATTAAACGAGTTATCCCCGAAATATCGTTCCCGCCCTGTTCTTCGCTATATCTGGGGGCCGGTTCGGGGATGGTCAGGCAGGCGCGGCGGCGATGGTAGCGGAACGGGCAACCAAGGGCAAGGTGGTCAGGCTGGTGACCGAGACCGGGCGCGATCCGGTTGCCGAAGCCTTCGCGGCCGTGTGCATCGCCCTGACCCCGCTCAGCCCCGCCGAGCGCCGCGAGGTTCTCGAAGCGGTCGAGGAGCTACAGGCCCGATAGGAGGCAGGAGGCTGACAAGATGGAACAGATCAAACCCGGCGACACCGTTTTGCATCGGCCTTCGGGCGAACGCTGGCGCGGCGGCAAGATCGCGGCATGACAGCACAGCGCCGACAGAAACCGGTCAAAGATCACGTTGCTACGACATACGACGAACTAATGCAGATCGTGATTCATCCAGCTTTCCGCCTCGGCTTTCTCGACGCTTGCAGCCGAAAGCCGTTCGATCATGATCTGATACTCGACCGCATCAGGACCGAGACGCCGGAAACAGCGCTGCGACGTATTGGTTTCGGCGGCGACGATTTGTTTGGCGCTTATGGTAATGTTGCGCTGGCGCAGTATCGCTACGAAGAAGGTCGTCTTCTCGTCATTCGCGAACGACTTTCATGTAAAAGCTGGAACCATCCCGATTTCCCGCCCGCGCAAGTTCGGCGATATATCGAAAGGCGTGCGTGTTCCGGCAAGATCGCGGAAAAGGATGGGGAGTGAGGGGAAGATTGGATGCTAAGCCCGCGAAAACGATTTTCGATCTTGATGCGCGACAATTTCTGCTGCGTATATTGCGGTAGCCGCGCACCCATCGCTGTCCTTGAAGTAGACCACCGAATACCACGGGCGTCTGGCGGTAGCGATGATGATGATAATCTGGTGACTGCCTGCTGGTCATGTAATCGAGGAAAGTTCAATATACCGCCGCCAGTTATAGGCGTGCAATGGCGTGTCACACATCAAGGCGTCGAGTGTGTAGATCGTTCTTATTTTATTGATAAAAAGAGGTTATTTGAAATGCGTAGGGATACAGGCGATCTATATGATTGGCCTATCCATATGGCTGAAAAGCCATGGGTTGACCTCGACGAATTTCTGGCAGCATGGCAAATTGCAGTCGCGCTGCACGCGCGAGAACTTCGTAAAACACTCGACATAAATATCTTAACCAAGACATTGCGTACAGCGCGAGAAGTGCGACGACAACACTGCGAGTATGATGCCAAAGCGAGAGAGTTGTTTCCTGAAAAATTTGATGGTCGCCTCCAATTGTGGTCTTACCGCGAAATGTGCACTGTCCGCGACGCTATTGATGCGGCAAACAAAAAGGCCGCCCAGGTTTCCCCAGGCGGCCAGTAGCGGCGATAGGTGACTCGGGTTGTCGCCGGGGGTCAGGTGACGCGCACGAACCGCCACTGTCGGCTCACCGCATCCCACACCCAGACGTGCGTCGGGACGGCGCTGGCGATCCTGATCATGGTCATGCCTTCCTGTAGAGGTAGACGGCATAGCCCGCGAGCGCGAGCAGGTCGGCCGCGAGCAGGATGGCGACCGGCCAGGGCATCAGACGCCGCCCTTCTTCCATCCGCAGATCATCGCCCCGAGCCTGTCGTAGCCGAGGATCTGCACGGCGAGTTCGTCGCTCATCGTTTCGACGTCAGCCCTTGTGGGCCGGATCGGCGTCAGTGCTTCGCACGGGATCCCCGTCGGCACTGGCCCACCCGCGCAGCTCGTCGCGAGCGGCAGCAGGACCAGCACGGCGAACATCGTCGTCGATCTTGCGGCGCTCATTGGACACCTTCCTTGCCTGGGTGAGCATGTCGACCTTCTCGGCCGTGCGTCCCGCCTGCTTCGCGCCGAACAGCACGGCCAACACGGCGCCGGCGAGCGCCAGCCCGGCCATGATCTTGAGGGCGAACGGGGCGAGCAGATTGCCGAGAAAGGACAGCATCAGCGCAGCCCCTTGCGGCGGTCGTCGATCCGCGCCCACACCGCGTAGCCGACGCCCGCCAGCACGGCGAGGCCGAGCGCGATCAGGGCGAACGACAGCGTGTCGAAGTTGTCGTGGATGAACTGCAGCACGGGCAGCGCGGGCTCGACCTGGGCGATGGTGCCGGCGACCGTGGCCGCGACCCCTGCCCCGGCCGCGACCTGGCCGCCCTTCACGGTCCGGCTCGCCGACATCGGCCGCTGCGCCGGCTCGACACCGGCCATCACCAGCGCTTTGGTGATCTGCGCATCGGTGTAGGGCTGCTCGCCGTTCTCGTGCCAGATCATCGCCTCGATGATCGGGCGCAATTCATCGTCGTTGTGCAGGTTGACCGGATAGTCGGGAGCGAAGCCGGAACGACCGCACACGTCGTCGCGATAGGCCTCCACGTTGTTCTCGCCATGCGGCGCCCACCGTTCGAGCAGGCCGCGGAGCGTGTTGATCCCGTGGCGATCCTGGTAGGCGATCAGGTTCAGCGCCGCCGCGCGGATGCCATAGAGCGGCGAGGTAAAACGGCAAAACCGCCCATCGCTCGGCGGGCTGGCGAGGCCCTGCCACTTGTTCCGGTCGTCGTGCACGAGGTTCAACGGATTGCAATTGCGGATACCTTTCGGCGGCATCGAAGCGGTCGGCATCTGGTTTCTCCTGTCCATCAGCGCCGTCCCGGCGTCATCGGCCCGTAGGTCCGGCTGGCGAATTCGAGATCGCGGATGCGGTGCTCGTGGTCATCCTGCACCTTCTTCACCTGCGGCATGGTGCTCCGGTTCAGCACGAGGATGGTGTCGCGCATCTCACGGAAATCGCCGGCGAGCATGTTCAGAAGAACAAGGATGACCGGCACGCCGAACAGGGTGAACAATCGGGAGAGGCCGCGAACGACCGGGTTTTCACAGATTTTCCACCAGGGTTGCGGTTCCTCGTGACGCGGCACGTCATCCTCCTTTGCCTTGTCTTGTTGCGGTGCTAGGCTTGCGCAATGCGGTTCCTGTCCTGGCTCATCGGCCATCCCCTGCCCCGCTGGCCGGGCTTCCCCGCGCCGCTGCCGTGGTGGCGGATGGCGGGAAAGCGGCTCGGCGCATGGTTCGGATGGTTCGCGCCGTGAAGCGGTTCATCGACATCGTCGACTGGCGCGGCAGCCACTGGGGCCTGTTTCTCGATGAGGAATCCGAGCCGCCGGTGCTGCACGTCGACGAGCTCCAGATGCCGAAGGCGACCGGCCAGGTGACGCTCGCCGGCGAAGCGGCGCGCGACTGGAACGCGGTGCCATTCGCCGATTTCCTCACCCGGCACCTGAAACAGGTCGTCTCGCGGACCGAAAGCGGGATCATCGTCCATGATCTCGGCTAGGTCGTCCGCTCGTACTCAAGGATCAGCGTGATCGACCCGGCGGTGTAATCGGTGGTGCCCCCGGAATACTTCGCCACGATGGCCTCGCCAGCCGTGCTTTCGGCGTTGATCTGCGCCACCGTGGCCGGGAACGGCAGGCCGGGCCGGCCCCAGTCGGTCGGCCACAGGCTCGCCAGAAGATGCCGCTCCATGACCGTCCAGACGGTCGTGCCGCTGCTGTCCTGGATCGCGATCTTGCGGTCCCCGCCGCCGCCGGAATAGGTGGTGCCCGAACCGGACAGGCGGATGTTCCGCAGTTTGAACTTCGCGCCCGATATGGCCGCGATCAGGGTCTTGGTTCCGGCGGTGGCCAGGTCGGCCTGTCCGACCGTGACCTCGACCGTGAGCGGGTTGGAGAACTTGCGCCAGCCGGTGTTGCCGGTTCCCGATTCCTTGTACCAGCGTTGCGCGCCCGGCGCGCCGTCGGTCTGGTCATAGGTCGAATTGATGCCGGCGGCGTACACGCCCTCGGGCGAGCCGGAGCCGCGGAGCGCCTTGACATCGTTCTTGTAATCGAGCTGGTCCCATGCCGCCGTCCCGTCGAGCAGGCCGGCGATGCCGCGAAACTGGATCGAGGAGCCGAGCGCGCCGCCGCCCGAGGAGAGGAACTGCACGCCCGACGTGCTGGCGATCAGCCCGCCCATGAACGAGATATTGTTCATCGTGCCGGCGGCGTTCTGGTTGCCGCCGATGGCCTGCGCCACCCAGTTGGTGATGACGTTTCCGGAACCGCTGATGTTGTACGACTGCACGATTCGGATGCCGATGTTCGCCGTTCCCGCGCCATCGATGTTGTTGCTGTCGACAGCCACATCGCATGCGCCGCAGCCGTTGAAGTAGATGCCATCGGCCGCAGCGTCGGTGACATAGATCGTGTTGCCGATGACCGCGCATCCCGTGACCGTCAGATACAGCGAAACACCCTGTCCCTTGACGCCGAGGATGGTGTTGCCGACCACGACATTGCGCACGGCCGCGATGCTGCTGCCGTCGAGCGATACGCCGGCTTTTGTCGATGTCCCGTTACCGTCGATGACGTTCCCCGACACCGTGCAATAGGTGCTGTCGGCGATCTCGATGCCGTGATTTCCGAAATCGTAGACGGCATTGCCCGCCACGGTGCATTTGGTGCCGCCGTTGGCGACGGAAATGCCCATGATGCCGCCCTCGGTGTGGCAGCCGATGACCGAGCACTGACGGGAGACGCCCCAGATTTGCAGGTTGTCGAGCGAGGCGGCGTTGTCAGCCTTGCCGCGGCAGTTGAGGATGGCGCAGCCGACGATGGCGCCGGTGGCGGCCCCGCTCTTGCCGTAGGAGATGCACGGGTCGGTGTAGGCCGCGCTGTCCGACCGGTCGACATAGCTGTCCCAGGTCAGGCAGCGGGTCAGGCTGTTCGCGCCGGTGTAGAGCCACTGGATGCCGGTATTGGCGCAGGTATCCACCTTCTTCGCCCGGACCGAGCAGTCCGTGGCATCGACGCCGTAGAAGCCATAGCCGAGGCTATTGGTCATCTTCTCGACATCGATATGAACCCGGCTGCGCCCGGTATGGTAGATCAGCGCCTGGCCGGTGGCCGCGCCTTCGTTGCTGGCGTTGCCGTTGAACGTGCCGCCGATCACCTTCACGTCGTCGGCCGCGACGGTCAGCAGCTTGGCGTTATTGCCGGCCGTGGCCTTCAGCTTGATCGTGGCCCCGCGGCAGTCCAGGGTGACGCTGGCGACGTTCAGGCTGGTGGTGCCGTCGAGGATGTAGGTCTTGTTCGGGCTGAGGCGCAGCACATCGCCAGCGGTCAGCGCGGCGATGGCGGTCGCGAACGCAGCCGTATCGTCCGTCGAGCCGTCGCCGACCGCGCCGTAGTCCTCCACGTACTTGTCGACCGTGGTGCCGATCGAGATGCCGAGGGTAAGCCGGGCGGCAGCGGCTGTGAGGTCGTCCAGCACGGTCGCCATGAAGGTCGAAACCGTGACCGTATCGGCGGACCCGGCGGAGGCGACCGGATTGCCGTCCGCGTCGAAGGCCAGGAACTTCGATGCCCTCGCGCTGCTCGCCGGCAGAAGCGCCGAAAGGCTGCTGCTGTCGGTCGCCGGAAAGCGGATGGCCCGCCCGGCCCGTTCGTTGGCCTGCTGGATCATCCGCACCAGCTTGTCGAATTGCTGGGCGATGGACGTGGACGGAAACGTGCCGCCGCTGGTCAGGCTGAGGTCTTGCGTCAATGTCAGGCTGGACCGGATCACCAGCTTGGTCCCGGAAGCGGGCGTGTAGTCGGTCGGGCTGGTGCTGACGGTCACGGTCCCGGTGGACCCCGAACCGCCGGTCACGCTGTATTGATTTCCCCGCGTCCATACGGTTTCGGCACCGTCCGAGGCCCGCAGGATGACCTCCAGATCGTCCAGCGACCAGAAAACGAACGGGACCGAAAACGACGCAGTGGACCCGTCGCCGCTGTAGGATACGCGCTCGGTCTCGGAGGAAAGCGTCATTCGCGTGCTCCAAATGAAAAACCCCGCGCGAGGGCGGGGCTTCGGGTGCGATTAAAAGACGGTCAGCGGATGCCTTCGAACAGTCGGTTACCGCCGCCGTAGGGGATGACCGACGATGGCGGGATGATGAACCGCTGGCGGTTCTGCTGCTGGATGTTGCGTTCCATGCGGCGCAGATAGCCGGGACTGGCCCATTCCTGCATCTGATACAGGATCAGGTAATCGAGCGCGGCGCGGGTATAGAACAGGTTGATGCCCGGAACGGCGTTGACGGCGGTGCGCAACAGCAGGTTTCCGGCGGCGTGGCCCTGTCCTTCCTTGATGTTGCCGAAGGTGCGCAACACGTCGCCGACCTTGCCGGCGGCGGGACCGGCAAGGGTTTCGAGACCGCCGCCGCCGAAGCGGTTATACTGCCCGAACAGGAAATCGCCGTAGATGCCGAGCCCGCCGCCCTGCTGCGCCGCAGCCATCGCGATCTTGGCGAAGCCCAGAGTATCGTCGGCCTTGCGCGGCTCCCTGCCCTTGGCGATTTCCTTGGCCTGCATCGCCAGATATCCGAGCGCGGTGTTGGCGAGGATCAAGTGGACCATGCCGGGCACGCCGCCGCGGGCGAGCTCGCGCGCGATATGCCGGGTAGCGAACGTGATCGAGAACAGCTTGTATTGCATCATGAAGCGCACGGCCTCGCCCAGCGGCGTGCCCGGTCGCGTTCCCCAGGTGACGATGGCGCGCTCCCGCGGGCCGGCGAAGGTCTGTGCCGAGGCCACTTCCTCGGCGTAGAAGGTGCGCAGCGCCAGGCGAAGATCGGTACGGGCGCGCGCAATGGCGGCCGGGCTGTCGCCGCCAGCCAACGGTTTCACGATATCGTCGGATAACCGGTCAACCGCATCTGGCATCAGGTATCGCGTGTCGCCGTAACCCTTCATCTCGACCCGGCGCAGCGCCGCCCACTGGTCCGGGCCGATGCCGTACCGCCTAAGCGTGGTCTGCAACAGCGGATCGAGCGCGCCGAATTCCTTGCCGGCGTTGCGCGCCAAATTGTGCGCCATCATCAGGCCGGTGCCGGTCGCCTTGGCATCGGTCCACCACGACAGCAGATTGAGACGGAAGAAAGCATTCTGTATCCGAGCGACCTTGCCGGGGATCGTGTCCTCGGCCGACCATTTGGCCGCCAGGTCGCCGGTCAACCCATCGAAGCCGACGCCGAGATGATCCGCCGCTTCGCGCGTCCATCCCGACCCGCGCCCGCGGAACACATCCCGCATCGCATCCAGATGGCCGTCGAAAAAGCCGATGCCGTGATGGTGAAGCACCGCCGCCTTGATCGCGTTGTCCGGCAGCGATGAAATCACTACCCCGCCGAGCGATGTCAGATTGATCAAAGCCCGCGCGATGGCACCGCGCCGCGCCAGCGTCGGATCTCCCGGAATGCGCGTCAGGCCGGTGAGGTCGTCGAATTCGGCCTGGACCTGCCAGCCCTTGAGCCGGTCGACCTCTTTCACATCGCCGCGCTTTGCCGCCCGTTCCCGCAGCCGGTCCATCGTGGCATCGAACGCCGCTTCCGGATTGGTGCCCCATGTCCGCATCAACGCAGTGTTGCGGGCCGAACGTTCCAGGCCGTGGAACACCGCACCCACCACGCCGTCATGGCCGAAGGCATCGTTGTAGGCCAGCCACTCGTCGGCTGATTTGAACTGCAACACGCGATGCTGCGACGCCCGTTTGGCGAGACTGCCCGGCCCCTTGAATGCCCCGAGTTTTTCGTCGAACCCGCGGTCGCGATAATGCTCGCCCGATACCAGTTCATTGTAGACCGTGTGCAGAAATTCTTCCCGCGCCTGCGGCGTATCCTCATCCAGATTGGCGAACGTGCGGTCATCGAGCCGGGAAGCGATGGTATCGCGCCATGCCTCGTAGCCTGCGCGCCGCAGTCGGAACATGTCGTGCGACTGGCGCACGATCCAGCCAGCCGCCTTGCCGATCCACGCGCCGGCATCGTTCTGCATCTGCCGGGCGGCTTCCTGGTACTTGGCGAAGATGCGGGCGGTTTCCTGTGATTCCTTCCGGCCGCTGAGGACCGGAGACCGCTTCTCGATCTGTGCGTTGGAGATTTCCCACATGTTGCGGGCGATCTCCTTCTCGATCTCCGGATTGCGCCGGCCGATCAGATCGAGCAGGTTTCCGGCGCGCAGCTCGGCGATCATCGGCCCCAGCAGATCGGCGACAAGACCGCGCTGCTGTGCCGCGACCGAGTTGCCGAAACCGGCGCCCCTGCCCTCCCGGCCGACATTGAGGATCGATATGGCTTTCGATTCGGCCACGCCGGGATTGGACAGGAATGCGTCGATCGCCGCATCCCGCTGCTGCATTCGCAGGACATTGATCGCCCGCGATCGTTTTTCGATCAGGGCGGCGAGCCGTTCTTCATTGGCGATGCCGGACGCGATCTCGGCCAGCAGTTTGCGATCGTCCTCCAGCGCGCCGGATTTTCGACGCTCGCGATAGCGCCGCTGCACCTGCGACACCAATTTCTCCACATCGTCATCCGACAGGATTTCGCCGGCCGCCTTGCGGATGGCGCCGATGCAGTCTGCGTATCCGGTCATTCGGCTGCACTCCGCAGGAGCTGGCAATTGGCCGCCGCTTCCGCTGCTTTGGCGCGGGCCTCGGCGATGCTCACGATCTGCGCGCCTTCTTTCCGCGCCGCCGCAACTTCGGGCGCTTCCGGTCCTTCCTGCCTCATCATCGCATCGATTTCCGCCATGTCGACTTCGATGGCCGTGCGCTCGGCTTCCGGTGTCGCCTCAGGAGCGCGTTTCGCGATGGCCTCGATCCGGTCAACGGCCGGACGGTCGGCGGGATGGATGGCCTCGCGTCCCGTGATGGCGGCGATCCGTTGACGGGTTTCGGTTTCGGCACCCGCGCGGGCCACCGGAAGACCGGCTTCGATCCGCTGGTTGGCGGCGGCAAGGTCGGCATGAAGCCTGCCGAGTTCGGCCTGCGTTCGGATGCGCATCTGGCTGGCCTCTCTTGCCGCTTCGATCGCCTGCTGTTGTGCGCGATCGATGGCTTCGCGGAAGGTCTTCTGTTGCATCCGCGTCAGCCTGGCACCCTCGGCCCGGCCCTGCGTGGCAATGGCGCGTTCCACCGCAGCCTGCACCTGTTCGGGCGGGATGCCGGCTTTCGCCAGCGTCTCCCGCGGCAGTTCCGCCACCGATCGATCGAGCGCCTGACGCGCCGCGTCCATCTCGGTCACCAGATCGGCGGCACTGCGTTCCGCCGCCATACGGTCGGCGAGACGGGATTCGGCCTCGGTGATACGGCCGGCGATATTGCTGACCGATAGTTCCGCAGTCGGTGATGGTTCAGCGGCCCGGACACCCACTTCGACAGGCGGCGCGAACGGTTCGGTCCGCATCTCACGCGGCACCAGGGAATCGACCACGTCGGAGATATCCCGATCGGCGGAGCGTAGCAACGACGCCTTGAGCGGCGCATCGACCGACACCGGACGATCCTCGATCACGCTCGACACGGCGTCGCGCAGCGTCGGCTCGGCAAGCCCGCGGTCGCGGATGACATCGCCGAGCCGGCCCAGGCCGGCATGGAGACCGCCGCCGATGATGCCGCCGAAGGCGATATTGAGCAGGCTATCGGTGGCGTCGTAATCGGCCTGTTCCGACCGAGCCACGCCATAGACGATCGGTTCGACCAGTGCCGCGCCGGCCGCACCCTCGATAGCGCCGACCCCGGCTCTCACCCCGGCCCGCGCTATCGCTGCCGATCGTCCGGCCGCTTCCGCCGACTCGGTCGCCCGCTTCAGCCACAGGGCATAGCGCGCCTGCCCGACCACGGGCACGAAGGCCGAAGCGATATTGAGCGGATCGAACGCCGAAACGGCGAGGCCGGTGGCGAACTTCGCGATGCCTTCGCCGAAGCCGCCTTGCGCGCGAGCGAAGATTTCCTGCCGGTAAAGCTCCTTGCGCTTGAGATCGTACAGATCCTGCGCGACCGATGCCGGCGTGTCTTCCTCGAATTTGAGTTTGCCTTCGATGCCGAATCGCTCGTTGGCGTCCTTTGGCGTCAGGATGGTCGATGATGGCGGAGTGTCGAGACCGAGCGTGCTATCGATCTCCGCCGTCTGCGAATCCCATTGTCGCCCGAGCCAGCGTAGCAACGACGGCGTCGGGTTGCGCGCCCATGCATCGGCAGCGGTCGCGGCCATGACATCGGCCGTCGTTGCCGGGTAGGCGGACAGCCCCTGCGAGGCAAGTCCCTGGTTAATCTCGGGTTCGGGTGCCGGTAGCATCGGCATCAGCGCACCGCCTTTTCGAGCTTGCGCCGCACGTCGCCGGTGGTGCCGGGATGCGGCACCGCCTCGTCCGGCGTCGCGTCGGCGAAGTTGAACCGCAACGGGCCGTAATTTCCGCTGCCGTCGCTTACCATGACCGGCTGTCCCAGCGGATCGACCAGACGCGCGCCGATACCGGTTTCGTCGGTCACCCAATGGCCGCGCCGGGCGATACCGAGATACATCTCCTTGCGCTGGTCCGGCGTCAGCGGCGGCATGCCGGGCAGATCGCCCGGGTCGCGCATATCCGCCGCGCCCAGGTCACGCAGCATGCGCATGCCCGTATCCTCGATCGCCCTGGCATTGCCCTTTGGCGCGTAGAGGGCGAAGGGACCGCTATCGAGAATGTCGTACCGGCTATCGACCAGCGCATCGACGGCATTGCGGGCTGCGTCTCCGCTCGACTGGCCGCGGGCGACATTGGAATAGGCCAGCAGTTCGGTTGCATCCCGGATTGTCTTCACATTGGCGTCGGTGGCGCCGCGGGCCAGCTCGACGTTCGACCAGCGCGACAATGCGTCCTGAAGATTCTTGTCGAGATCATTGCGGACCGTCGTCGGAACGTTGTCGGCCAGGGTTTTGCGACCGGTTTTCAGCGCATTGGCGAGATCGACCCGAACGGCGGCGTCCTTCGGCAGATCGAGCGTGCCGAGCACCGCCATTTCTGGCGGCAGTTTCTGGTAGACCAGATCGCGATAGGCGAACTTCCAGTATTTGCCGTACTGGCTTGCCAGCGTGGTCATTGTGTCGGCCGCGCGCTCGGCTCCGCCCGACGCGGTCATGTCGGCGACGATCGCCGCCGCCTGCGATACCGGAATCACGCTACGATTGCGATCCGGGATGCCCATCGCGCTCTGCACCGCCAGCGAGCGAGCCACGGCGTCGGGCAACAGCGACGGATCGTTCTGCGCCGCCCGGTAGGCTGCGGCGACCGAGGGCTCCTGCATCGCATATCCGGCTGGATCGTCCGACCGCGCCTTGAGTACGCGGGACGCGGCAGTGGCCATTGCCGCGTAGACGCGCTGTTCATCGGCGAAATGGATCGAGCCCGGTTTCGGCGCGAAGGAATCCAGGGATGCGGCGATGCGGTCCGGCGGCGCGAACTGGAATGACTGCGTCGCGGAATAGACGTGACGGGCGGTTTGCTCGCTGGCGCGGAAATCGGCAAGAGCCCTGTCGTCCAGCACCGATGCCGCCTTGGCATCGAGGCCGGGAATCCCTTGTCCGGTGGCGGCGAGACTGGCGAAATGGTCGCGCGCCTGATCGCGGATTTCTGCCGCCGCGGTGCGTTTGCCACGATCGATCTCGGCGGATGCCCAGTTCCGAGCGGCGAAATTCAGGTCGGCATCATAGCGCCCGGATTTCAGCAGAGCATCGGCATCGATATAGCGGCGTTGCTCGACCAAGCCCTGAATGGCCGACAGGATCACCGATTGCCGCGCCTTGGACATGCCGTCGCGCTGCTGGTTGCCGTCCATCGAACCGCGGAACGCATCCAGCCGGGTGTCGAGATTGTCGAGCACGGCGGCCGTCGCATCGGGATTTCTGGCGGTCTGCGCCGCCGCCTGGTTGACGACCTGTCCCCATGCATCGATGGCACGCTGGCCCGCAGCCTTGACGCTCAGCGCGCCGGCCTGCTTCGTCAACGCGAGAGCAGACTTCTGCATCTCGACGGAGAGCCGCTGCCGGGCCTCATCCGAGACGCCTTCGGGCAGGCTGTCCAGAATGGACTTGGCCTGCCCGGTCATGGCGACGGCGCCGGTCGCGGGGTCCTTGCCGCCGACAAGCCAGCTTTCGTAATCGTCGGTGAAGCCGGCACGCGAGGGATCGTCCTGCGTCTGGCGGCTCTGGAGTTCCTGCGTGCCTAGCCGTTCGAAGTTCAGCAGCGCTTCGCTGGTGCGGGTGGCGTCGTATTCCCTCTGCTGGCGCCTGAGTTCGACCGCGACATGGTCGGCGGTGCTGATGATCTGCTTGCCCGCCGCCTCCAGCCCGGCGCCGCCGCCGAATGCTTCCTGTGGCGCGTTGACGCCCGGGTCGGAGCGCAGCGTCTGCTGCTGCACATTCTCCGGTCCCGGCAGCGCGATGCCCTGCGTCCGGCCGCCCGACCCGACGTTCCGGCGCGGCAGCGTGATGTTATCGACCATCAGAATTGAATCCTCGCCGGGTCGTAGCCGGCGTACGAGCTGTTCAGGTTGATGCTCCCCCCGCCGCTCGCCAGCGGCACGCCGGTACGGCCCCAGCCGCCATAGTTATTGGCGGCCGAGCCGATGCCGCTCAGCAACGATGCTCCCGCTCGGAAATAGCTCGAGCTTTGCGCGTTCGCCCCGGCCATTCGGGCAAGATCGGCCTGCTGGTCGAGCCGTGTCGCCATGACATCGCCGCCATAGCGGATGCGCAGCGCCTGATAGGCGGTCTCGGCAGCGAAATCCTCCGAAGCCAGCAGTGGCGAACCGGAAGTGATGTCGCCGCCCGATGCGCCGAGAAGCGCCGTTCGGCTCGCCTGCGCCCGCGCCTGGCGCTGGCGGAAATCGGCTTCGTTGCGCGCCGCGATCTGCCGCTGCTGCTCCGCCTGCTGGTTGTAGACCGCGGTCTGATAGGCGGCCTGGTTCTTGGCGGCCTGACCCTGCTGAATGGCGCCGATGGCACCGATAGCGCCGCCAATGACGGAAGCGGCGGCGCTGACGAGTAGGGCGGTTGAAGTCGCAATCGCCATCTATGCGGCTCCCATCCAGACCTGCTGAACCGGCTTCAATCCCTTGCGGCGGTAGATGCTGGACAGCGTTTCGGTGTAGGGCGGCACGCTGGCATATTCCCGGATCGTCGCGTTCCAGTGCCGGGCACGCTTGTCGGCTGTGCGGATCAGCGCGAGGAAGGCCGTGGGCGGCGCGCCCTTGCCGCACCAGATGAACTGCTCCGACATCACGATCTTGCCGCGATCCCACTGGAATGGTGCGAACAGCAGGCCAATCCCGCCGACCGTCCGACCCTCATGCTCGGCAAGCCAGATTTCAAAGCTCGGCAACGCCAGAAGATGCGATAGCGCGACCGATAGTGTCGCCCGGTCCTGCGGAATAATGTCCGGAAGATCGACGTGGTGCGCGAAATCCTCCGCCCCGGCCGTGACCGCTTCCGCATCCATCGGGAATGCCGCCTCGCGTACGATCACCTCAAATCCCTCGTATCCAGTTCCGGCGCGATGGCGAGCAGCACGAACGGCGTCGGCGAGTCGTCCTCGACATAGACCCGCGTATCGCGCTCCCATGTGCCGTCCCACGACACGTTGGCCTCGCCGCTGAACAGCTCGGGCACGCCGTCCATGACATCGGTATAGCTGCGGAAATCCCTGGTCTTGAGTTTGGATTCGCCAGAGCCGTACTTCACGATCGCGGCGTCGAGCAGCACGAACGTCATGGCGACGATGCGCTTGATCTTGCCCACCGCCGTGCCGATCACCGCCCCGGCCTCCCATTTCAGGCCCTTGAACTTGTGGGTGAAGGCCAGGCCGATCTGCACCGTCGAGGCCGCCACGTCCAGCGTCACCGACCCGCCCGATACGGTCTTGCCGGTGATGATCGCGCCGTCGGCGAGGATGGTCACCGCCTGGCCTTCGAGATGGCCCAGCCCGGTGATCGTGGTCGCGGCCGTCCCGTCGTAGGTGATCAGGCTGTCGGCGTAATAGGCGTCGGTCTTGTCATGGACGTCATGCTCGAAATTGCGCTCGAACACTTCGATATAGCGCCTGGTCTGGCCGTTGATCGTGCGTTTGACGGCAACCCACACTTCGTCGCGGTCGGTCGAGTCCGCAACCTGGCCTGAACCGTCGGCGCCGGGGATGACCGCGATCGATTCGACGATGCCCCAAGCCGTGGTCCCGAACGATCCGCCGAGCTTGAAGCGCGAGAACCCGACCACGTCCTCCTCGCGCCGATAGGTCATGTTCAGCAACTGGCCGTCGGCGCGAATGGCGATCACCGACGAATCCGGCTCCTCGGCGAAATCCATCTCGGCAATGCCGCCGACGCTGATGTGCGACGCCAGCCGCGTCATGTCCTGCGCCAGATAGCCGTTGGTGTTGAAGTCGTAGGCGAACTCCCGGATCTTCCGTCCCGCACGCTGGACGAACAGCACCGCATGGCCGACCCGGACCGGGCCGATGGCGGCCGAGCCGTGCGTGGTCTGTACCCGGACGGACATATCGGACGGGGTCAGCACTGCGCCCTGCGATTTCGGAATCCATTCCGCAGCGGACGTGCCGATCACCAGCGTGTCCTCGCCCGGGCTCATCCACCGGATCACGTTCACGTTATCGGCCGAGATCGTCCACACGATGGCATCGTCGTCCTCGACCGTGCCGTCCCATTTACCGGTGCCGGAATTCACGCTGTCCGGGCTCATGTTCTCGAAATCGCTGGTCTGCGACATCCAGAGCGTCTGCGGCTCCTTGGTGCTGGCCGCCGCGACGAGCCGCTGTTCGTAGAACGTGCCGACGGACGGATAGCCGGTGGTTGCCGACCACGAGCCGAGGCCCCACGCGGGCCGCGCTTCCGTGCCCGGCAACGTGCGCTTGATATCCACCAGGACCTGCGTCGGCGACCGGTATTCGGCGATCACGCCCCATCCCCAGTCGGTGGTGGTCGTCGAGCTGGTGATGCGAATCGCGCGTCCGACATCGGTCGATTTGAACCCGTCGCCGTCGTTGATGTCGGTCGTCGCCGAAGCCGTGAACGAGACCCCGTAACCGGTCGTGGCCGCGGGCTGGATCGTCGTGCTGGTCGAGCTTCCGCTATTGAATGTGAGATAAGGACCGTCCTGCCACGCCACTTCGACCAGCGACCAGGTGGTGTGGCCGCGCCGGTCCAGCCGATAGGTCGGATAGGACCGGTGGAAGAAATAGAGTTCGTCCGCCGATTGCGGGCCGTTCAGGGCGGCGAGATCGGCCGTGCTCCACGGCGTCGCGATCTCGACCGGCGCATTGTCGATCAGACTGACATCGTCCACGCCCAGGGTCTTGTCGGTCTTGTGCCGGAACTGGACATAGAACGTGGTCGCGCCGGGCGTGAACGCGACCGAGTGAAATCCTGTCGGCATCTTGCGGTCGCTGACGATCTCGCCGCCCTTGGACGTGAGCCCGATCCGCAGCAGGACCGTATCGCCGGGCGCACCGTAAGTGCGGAACCGCAAGACGTGTTCGACGTTCTGATAAGTCGACGAAACCGCCACCGACTGCTCCGCCCAGCCGTAAGCGGAGCCGTCGCCGACGATACTCAGTCGATGGTTGCCGTCGTCGTGCGCGATCGATCCGCCGGGATCGCTGCGGCTTGTCCATGAGGTTATGCCGGTGTCGAATGTGCCGTTGGCAATTGCCGCATCGGTATTGGCGACCGCGATCTGGGCCTGGTAGCGGCAGAACCGCATGTACGTATTGCCCAGCTCGAGGACGTAAGCCTGTTCGTCGTTGAACTGGAACCGCTTGATCCGGCATTTGTCGGTGGAGGTCTTGACTTCGGCGACGTAACGGGTTCCGGCCCGGCGCCGCAGCGCGCCCTCGGCCAGCGGGATCATGTTCTCTACGATCTCGCCGGCGAAGCCGTATTTGCGGAAGTCCGTCCGCGCCCACAGATAGGGCGTGATCTCGCCGGCGTTGATCGCCGGCTGGTAGGGGTTTGCGCGCGCCATCGGTCAGAACGAGGTCCGGCCCGGCCACGAGGCGCGGGTGGAAATCCACGATCCGGGCGGCCGGGACTCGGGCGAAGCCCCGCGCGCATCCGCCGACATGGCCTTGGTCAGCGCCCTTTCGTACAGGCCCTGCATGGTCTGCAACACGATTGCCGAATTGGCGAGCGGGATCGCCATGTCCATCGCCAGATGCATCGCCAGGGCCCGGCGGAAGTCCGGCGGCATCAGCCCGACATTGGTGATGCGGGCGACATAGCGCAGATAGAGGTCGGTGCTGGACGCGAGGATGCAGCGCACGCCGTCCTGGTATTCCTCGCGGAAGGTGATCGTGCCGTCGCCGCCGTCGTTGTCGTGAACCGAAACGGTGCGCACCCAGTCGGACGGAACCGGATAGGCGTAGTCGAATTCATAGGCGGGGGCGTTTGCCGCAGCGGCCAGCTTCTGGCGGCGGGTGGCGAAGTTCCAGTTGTGCGACCGCAGCACGTCGTCCAGCGCCTCGCCCCACAGGTCGTTGGCGGTCGTCGCCTCGTTCGACCCGTCGGTCAGCGAGGTGATGCGCGCCGCCCCGATCTGGCGCAGCGCGACATTGACGACGTCGGTCTGGTCGGACATCAGCCGGCGTCCTTGCCCTTCCTGCCCTTGCCGGCGTCGGCCGGTTCGGCCTGCTCCGCCGCCAGCTTCTCCATCGCCCGCGCCACGGGCGACGCCCACCATTCGGTCATGCGCGCGATGGTGAACTTGTTCTCGGTGAACTGGCGGATGTTGCGGTCGTCGACCTCGACGCTGCGGAAACGCTCGGTGCGGCTGACCACCCGGTATTCGGCCTCGTACAGCAGCGAGGTGTAGTCGTGGTCCATGCATTGCACGATCAGCGTATCGCCGACGCCGAGATTGGCGCGCTCGACCCGGATCAGGATGTCGGCGTCGCTGACGTGCTCCCTCGGAACGCGGGTGCGGATGATGTAACGGTCGGCCAGGGTGTTGAACTCCTGCGGCGCGATGCGATGGGCGGGTGCGGGCGAACTCATGCGGTTGCTCCTCGGTTGAAGGTCTGTCGCCACGCCTGATAGACGGCGCGGTCCTGCGTCTTGCGGGGCTTGCGATAGATGGCGTCCATCGGCGCAAGCCGGTTGGAAAAGTGCAGGTGCGGAATGCTGACGTGCGGCAACGGACGCAGGATGCCCCGCGCCCGGCCGATGTCGTTCCACACGGTGTCGATGTAGACCCGGTCGAGGCCTGGCAGCGCGAGCCAGCCGATGTCGCGGGCGAGATTCCCGCCGATCGCGAAATGCGTCGCCGCCGTGCCGATGCCGTCCGACCCGAAGGCGATGCCGTCCGAACCGGCAGCCTCGATCAGCAGCCGGTCCCAACCGCGGGTTTCCGGCACCACGTCGTCGGCGAAGATGCCGTACCAGTCCTGCGGCGGGGCGAAGGACTCGTTATACGCCGCCGACAGGCCCACACGCGGCGCGATCACGATTTCCCAGTCGTCGGGATAATCGAGCGCGAGATAGCCCCCGAGGCACGGATCGTCGTCGTCGAGCCGCAGCCTCGCCGGCGTGGTCATTCCCGTGTCCCGGCAGGCGGCAATGAGCCGCGCCAGATTATGAGGCCGCGAGCGTGACGGGATCAGCCACAAGGCCAATGCGCTCCAACATGCCGCCCCACACCTGTCGCGCGGTGAAGCGCGCCCGTACTTCCTCCGCCAGCCGCCGGGCGGCGCGTTCGATGGTGACGTCGTCCAGTTCCCGGATCAGTTCGGCCGCATGCACCGGATCGCGATAGGTGATGTAGCAGTCCTCGGGGAACCATTCGCCGATCGGCGAGCCCGCGCTTTCGAGCAGGCAGCAGCCGGCCCAGCCCGCTTCCAGAACACGCCCTTTGACGTGATGCGCCTGAGCCGTTCCGGTGAAGGAGATGTTGAGCAGCATCCGGCAGCGGCGCAGGAACATGACGTGATCCTCGTACCGACTTGCGCCCTGCCGGTCCCGCACCGTGAGGCCGGCGAACCATTCCAGCGCGCGGATGATCTCGCTCCGAGGGTTCCAGTGCCCGACCGTGCCGGAGAAGCCGCAGCGGATGTCACGGACCGGCGACGGACCACCGAACGGGCCGGCGTCGACCGGCGTCAGCGTTGCGAGGTCGACCGGCGCATCGTTCGCGCCATCGATCGATACCCGAAGATCGAAGCAGTTATGCGTTCGGTAGGCGGTGAGTACGGCATGCCACGGCTTGTCGCCCGCATCCGAGCAGATCAGCACCACCGGCGCGATCTTGCGCAGTTCGATCAGCGTGCCGATGCGCGGGTTGCCGCGCGCCTTGTCCGCTCCGATGTAGACGATCACCCGCGGCCGTTCACGTTCCGCCGCCTCGGTGAACCGCCAGTCGTTGTTGAGCCCGTGCAGATCGTAGGTGACCACCGCGGGCGGACCGAAAGCCGATGCCCATGACCGGACATGATTGGCGCAGTCCGCCGTCTCGGTGGTGATGAACAGCGCCTTCACAGTCCGAGCCTTTCGACAATGGCCCCGTAGATGTGACGCGGCGTGTAGTGCTCGCGTGCGTAGGCTTCGAACCTGCGCGCCCGTTCCGCGACTTCATCCGGCGACGTGCCGAGGATGATCGCCCGCGCCTCGTCTAGATCGCGGTAGGTGAAGAAGCTGTCGGCCGGGAACCAGTCGCGCGTCGGGCTTTCGGCCATTTCCAGCAAGGCCGCCCCAGCGAATGCAGTCTCCACCACCCGGCCCTTGATGTGGTGCGCCAAGCCAGACCCGGCATAGGACGTGTTGATGACCATGTGGCAGCGCCGCAGGAAGCCGGCGTAGTTCACGTAGAGGCCGTTCAGCTCGCGTTCCCGAAGCTGCACCAGGTCGCCCAGCCGGTGCAGCACGCCGCTGCGAGGGTCTTCGGTGCCATGCAGATCACGGACCCGCGACCAGTAATCCTTGCTGACGTGGTTGCCGGCGAAGCCGCAACGGAAGGTGCGCTTGCGCGGCGGATGGTCGTAGGGCTCCATGTCCACCGGCGTCAGGCCGGGCACGTCGACCAGCGGACCCGATGCGCCGTCCATGCTGGCGAACAGGTCGAAGCAGCCGGTTTCCCGATAATGCTCGAGCATCGGGAACCACGGCGGGTCGCCCATGTCGCCTTGCAGGATGACCGATGGCGCGATCTTCCGCAGCGCCTTCAGCGTGTCGTCGGAAGGAAGACCGGGGCCATCCGTAGCGCCGGTGTAAAAGATGATATCGGGGCCGAACGCCTCGGCCTTGTTCAGAATCTCCGTATCGACCGGCGGCGCGTTCAGATCGAACGTGACGTGCCCGGCCGGCCCCATCGACTGCTGCCACGCCCGCACATTGACGGTCGGTTCCGAAGTCGCGGTCGTGACGAATAGCGCGTACAGGTCCTCACGCATTGTAGAGGTCCATGGTCTCGACCAGGATGGTCGGCTGGTCACGCATCAGTGCCGCTTCGTACTCGGGGATCACATCGGCAGCCGTTCCCAGCCGCACGACGTTGACCGTCTTGAGCATCCCGAACACCTGTTCGGTAAAGTCGCCGACATGTTGCGGTCCCGGATGCATCGGCCGTTCCGACCCGATGCCCACCCGGATGATCGCCTTCGGCCGGTAGCGCGAGTAGAGCGGCAGCCGGTCGAGATGGTTGACGAGCTGGTTCATCGCCAGAAGAAGGAAGTTCCAGCGCGGGTAGATCGACACCGGAACCTGCCCGGCGAGGGCGAGACCCACGGTCATGCCCATCTGCAACTCCTCGGCCACGGGCAGTTCGATCCGTTTCTCCGCCGGCACCTTCGACAGCGTGCCGTACATGGCGGTGCCGGGATAGGCGACGGCCTGGCCGAGAAACACCGTGCGCGGGTCAGCCGCCAGAAGGCCCATCGCCTCGGCGAGCGCAGCGGCATAGTCAGAACTCAATGCGCTTCCCCGACCCGGCATGCGGATATTTCGACATGTAGCCGTAACGATGTGCCGGGATGTTACCGGCCCGCACCGGCCAGACAGCATCCACCGGCGTGCAGACAGACAGGCCGTTTTCCTCGACGATGAATCGTATCGGCAGGACGTAGCCGTGGGCATATTTCATGCTCTCGTGCGCGATGCCGGTCTCGGCCGTCATGTCGCCAAGGAAGCAGTGGACACGCTCGCGTCCACCCGCCCGCCTGATCGCCGTAGCCAGCCCGACCGCGATCGGCAGGATGCCGCCGACGATGGCTGACGAGACAATGCGGTGTTCCGGAAAGCACAGCGCGATGGACTCGCCGCGCATGATCGCGGCCTTGAGGTCCGCCGGCGGCACGCCCTTGAGCAGGCACTGGTAATGAGAACGCCAGCTACAGCACACCCAGTCGTCCGGCTTCACGTCGGCGAAGATGCGGATCAGCGCGTCCTCGTTGCCGTTGCTGAAATGCACCGGATGCGGGATGCGGCCGGCGTTAAACTCGGCTGCAATGTCTTCCTCAAAGGCGATCAGGTCGTCTTTATTCATGGTTCGTACAGCACCACGCGCGAGCCTTCCGAGCCGAACCGAAACGGCGCTTCGACCAGATCGGACAGGGCCTCGCGGACGGCCGGCTGCAAACCCGGCGGGACGTAGAACAGGAAGAACCCGCCTCCGCCAGCGCCCAGCACCTTGCCGCCGATGGCGCCCGCTTCCCGTGCCCGGCGGTAGATGCCGTCGATCTGCGGATTGCTCACCAGCGGCGACAATTCGCGCTTCAGGAGCCAGCTTTCGTGCAGCAGCTCGCCGAACCGTGCCAGGTCACCGCCGGTCAGGCTTTCCAACGCCTTCGGTACCAGTCCGGCAATCGCCGTCAGCTCGCGTTCCTTGGCACCCGCGTTGGTGACCTGCGCGCTTGCGATCTCCGAGGCATGGCGTTGCAGCCCGGTGAAGAACAGCATCAGCCGGCTTTCCAGCGCGCGCAGGATGCCGTCCCTGAGGATGACCGGCGAGACCGTATATTCGCCATCGGGCCGGATCGTGATGTGGTTCAGCCCGCCATGGGCGCACTCGATCTGGTCCTGGATGCCGACCGTTTCCTCGAGGACGTTCTGCTCGACATCGACCGCTTCGGCCGCCAGCCGGCCGGGCCCGACATGCTCGCCTTTCAGGGCGTGCAGGGCGTGCAGCATGCCGACCGTGAAGGCGGACGACGAGCCGAGCCCGGAACGGGCCGGCAGATCGCCGGCGTGGTTGACCTCGATGCCATCGTCGACCCCGAGATACTTCAGGCAGCCCCGGACCCCGGCGTGCTGGATATCCTCCAGCCGGTCGACCGCTTCCATCTTCGACCAGAACACCCGGTACTTGGTGCCGAGGAAGGCCGGCATCTTGCGGAGGGACAGATAGCAGTAGCTGTCGAGCGTCGAGGTGAGAACGGCCCCGCCGTGCTCCCGATACCACCCGGGATAATCGGTGCCGCCGCCGAAGAAGCTGACGCGATATGGCGAACGGACGATGATCATCGGATCAGATATGCCCCTTTCCGCACCATCGCCCGCCAGTGATCGAGCAGCGATTGCATCGTTTCCTCGAACGGGATCGACGGTACCCAACCGGTGTGCCGGATGAACTTTCCGCAGTCCGGCACCTGAAGATCGGCATCCACCGGACGGATGCGGGCGGGATCGACCACGACCTCGGCCTTGACTCCCGACAGTCGCAACAGGGCGTTCAGGATTTCGCCGACCGTGCAACTATGCGAGCCGCCGATGTTGTAGACCTCCCCCGGCTGCGGGTTGACCGTCAGCAGCATGTGGTAGGCCCGCACGGCGTCGCGCACGTCCGCGATGGTGCGCAGCGAGTTGAGATTGCCGACCCGGATCACCGGCTCGATCTGCCCGGCCTCGATCATCGCGATCTGCTTGGCGAACGACGATTCCGCGAACACGTCGCCGCGCCTTGCCCCGGTGTGGGTGAACATGCGGGTGACGAGGATGCGCATTCCGTAGGCGTCGGCGTAGAGTCGTCCCATCATGTCCGCCGCCGCCTTGCTGACGCTATAGGGCGACGCCGGCGAAAACGGGCAATCCTCCGTGATCGGCAGATGTTCCTTCTTCGCCCGGCCGTAGACCTCGGACGAGGAGCAGACGTGGACCCATGCGCCGCGGGCGTGCTGCTTCACCGCCTCAAGCAGATTGACCGTGCCTTGGATGTTCGTCTCCAGCGTGTCGTTGGCCGCGCCGAAGCTGGTCTGCGGGTAACTCTGCGCCCCGAGGTGGAATACGTAATCCGGGCGCACCACCCGGACCACATCGCTCATCGACCACGAGTCACGCAGATCGCCGTAACTGAACGCCATCCGCTCCTTGCGGTTGGCCAGCGGGATCAGGCTTTGCAGATTGTCGGCGGGTTCGTTCCACCGCAGCATGCCGTAAACATCCCAATCGGTGTTATCGATCAGGTATTCCGCCAGGTGACTGCCGACGAACCCGCTGGCGCCGGTGATCAGCGCGCGGGTCAAGCGTAGCCTCGCGCGCGCATGAAATCGTCCAGCGTGTCGCCGACATGGGCGACGGCCACGCTGTCCACGTCCTGATGGCAGCCGATGGAGAAGCCAGCGCGCATCACATGATCGGCGTGCGGTAACGGGAACGGCACCCGATGGGGATACAGCTTCATCGCCGGCTGAGCCGCGATGTTGCCGCAGATGATCGCCCGCGTTTCGATTCCGGCCGCCTCGAAATGCTTGCGCAGGTCGGCGGCCGTGAACGGTGCATCGGGTTCGACGATGATCGCATAGGAGAACCACGACGACTTGCCGCCCGGCGTCTCCTTCTGCGTCCGAAGCCATCGGCGATGACGGCCGAAGCGCTCGTTGTACATCTCCGCCGCATGTCGCCGCTTCTCGACGAAGCCGGCCAGCTTGCCGAGCTGGATCAACCCCATCGCGCCCTGGCATTCGGTGGCGCGCAGGTTGTAGCCGCTGTTGACGAACAGGAAGCGCGGGTCAATTTCAGGATATTGCGCGTTCTCGACTTTCGGTTCGTCCATCTCACGCGTCCAGCCGTGAGCACGGAGACAGCGGATCAGATCGGCCCATATCGGACTCGACGTCACCACCATGCCGCCTTCAAGCGTTGTCATATGGTGTGAGAAATAGAAGCTGAACGTCCCAAAGGAACCGAAGGAGCCGACAGGAGCGCCTGCGTAGGTTGCGCCCAAAGCTTCGCAGCAATCCTCGATCAGGCAGGCGTCGCGGTCATTCGCAATCATGGTCAAAGGCGAGAGTTCGCACGGATTGCCATAGACATGCACCGGCATGATCGCACGTGTCCGCTTTCCGGCCGCATCGATCACCTTGTTGACATCGATATTCAGCGTGTCCGGGTCGATATCGACGATCACCGGAACAAGGCCATGCTGTACCAGCGGCCAGACCGTCGTTGCCCACGACAGCGCGGAAACGATCACTTCGTCGCCGGGCCGCAGCGTGTCCGGCATGACCGGGTTGGTTGCCGCCGCAATCGCCAGCAGGTTGGCCGACGATCCCGAATTGCACATTACGGCGTTGGGATGGAACGCCTGTTCGAACGCCCGGACCTTCGCGCCCGATGTAACCATGGTCGAACGCATCACCTCGACGACGGCGGCGATTTCTTCCTCGCCGAATGTCGGGTTGTGAAGTTTTACCTGCATGAAGCTCCTTGTTTTCAGGCGGCGCGCTGCAACCGGCGTGCGGCCATGCGCTCGACATGCGCGCGGGTCTCCGGTCCGAACTTGGCACCCACCATGTCGAGATAGGCCGGGTCGGAGAAGTATTCGATGAACGCCCGGTCGCGGAAGCCGAGCACGTCCAGCGATGACAGCGTGGCGGTCGGCAGCGGCCGGGTGTCGAAGCCGTGCTGCGAATAGCCGGCCCATGAGGCGGGGAGGTCTTCCGATTTGGCCTGCGCGTACAAGGCGGAGCCGGGATAGGCCATGGCGGAATAGAAGTTGGCGAACTCGCAACGCAGGGACAGCGCGAGATCGAGCGTCGCCCGCATCGACTCCCACGTATCGTCCGGCAGGCCGAAGATGAAGTTGCCGATGACGTTGATCCCGGCGTCCTGGATCGCCTTCACCGTGGTCCGGATATCGTCGTCGCCGAACGACTTCTCCGCCCCGTCGCGCACATGCGCCGAGCCGGATTCGATGCCGAGCGCCAGCCAGCGGATGCCGGCGCGGCGCAGCAGATCGAGCTTGCCGGCCTTCACCGTATCGATCCGGGCATAGGCCCAGATATTGAGATCGGCGGCATAGGGAAGCGCCGCCAGCCCCTCGCAGATCGCGCCGTAATGCTTCGGGTTGAGCACGAACATCTCGTCGACGATCTTGAACGTCGAGACGCCGTACTCGTCATGCAACATCGCCACTTCGGCCACCACGTCGGCCGGGTCTCTCATGCGATATCCGGGACCGCCGAACGGCGCATTGATGCAGCAGAACGAGCATTTGAACGGACAGCCCAACGACGTATAGATCGAGGCGTAGGGCTGGCGCGTGCCGAGATCGCCGAAGCACTGCCAGTTGTGGGCGCGGTATTTCGCCATCGGCAGCAGGTCCCAGGCGTTGCCGTGCAGCGCCTGCATGTTCTCGATCAGCGGCGCCGGGCCGTTGCGTCCGCCCTTCCACACCAGCCCGAGAACGTAGTCGCGGAAGATGCCGCCCTTGAGCATGCCGAGCAGTCGTTCCACCGTGACCGGACCTTCGCCCGAGCAGGCGTAATCGGCGCCGGTATCGACCAGCGACTGGTCGGGGAGCGCCGCGACGTGACCGCCGACGATGATGACCGGCGTCGTTGGCGAGCGTTTCTTGAGTGCGCGGCAGACGGCGATGGTCTCCGGCATGGTATGCGTAGAGGCGTTGGGCTGGTGGCCGTAAGCGGCGACGCAGATCAGCCGGGGCCGGTTGTTCGCCGCCATGACCGCGACATCTTCCGGCCCCAGCCGCTCGGCTGCCGCGTCGAGAATCCGTACCGACCAGCCCCAATCGCGAACATATCCCGCGATCAGCCGGCACCACAGCGGCGGCTCGACCGCGATCAGTTCGTCGGCGAGACCCTGATAGATGGTCTCGGCGCCGCCGGGGTTGATAACGAGAAGATCAGTCATTTTTCATCGTCGAATTTTCCGAGAAGCCAGTCCAATTGTTCCTCCGTCCATTTCCGGTCCATGTAGTGGCATGGCGCGTCGGATTCGATTTCCTTCTCAATACGTTCGCGACGTTCCTTGAGTGTCTCAGACGACATTTTTCATCTCCTTCAGATTACCGACCTCCACGTCCCAAGGCTTCGGAAATCCGTGATACACGATCACCCGCGCATCCGGGCCTTGGTGACCGCCGCGCACATCGTGCTTATACGAAAGGCACCATTCGGTCGGAAACCGAGCGGCTTCCGGAACCACGGCGTCAATCCAATCCTGATCGCCGGAGCGACGACACTCTTGATTGAAGTTGAACCGCTCATGCACGTGGTAATAAGCATCGGCGTTCCATGCCATCACGGAAGAATTAATGCCTCCGCTATGCCAATCGCTGATCGCGACGAAGGGCGCCGGGAACAGGACAAGATCATCCAGTAATCCGACGACCGTTACATCAAGGTCGAGATAGAGCACGCGACCGTGTAGAGCGTTGCGCCGGAACATCTCGATTTTATGCCACCAGCCGTTCCACACTTCCAAAAGCGGGAAAATTTGATATTCCGACCCAAGGTCGCGAACGTTGCTGAAGCAGGCGAAATCGAACGGCATTGAAAGATGTTCACGAACCATCGCGTGCAGACGGTCGACGTGCTCCGGTTGATAGCTCCGGCCTTTGAATATGCCTGTGGCAAGCACGCAGGCGACGGTCAGCGTCAACGCATTTCAGCCAGCCAGAGATGGCACCAAATGCCCATTCTGTCGTTCCAGTCTCGGTAATATTCCACAGCGCGGATTTCCGTCAGACCGCGCGTCTTCATTGCGTGACGAAACGAGTCACGGGCAACGTTTGTCACGTGGCCGTCTATTTCTGTCTCGGTGAAATCGCTGACGTAATAACCCTTCCACGGCTTGTCAGACATGCCGGCCGCAGCGTCCCCGATTACTGCAACGGCGCCGAGCGTGGCGGCTGTCATCACAAGGAACTGACGGCGGTTCATTGGCGCGGTTCTCCAAACTGGTCTCTGGTCCAGCCCGACATAGAATAACATCCTATGTGCCAGTCCGCATCTTTTTCGATCTGCGCCCGGTAGGTCGAGACCACGCGATCATCGGTCATCAGCACGCCCGGCCGGTGCCCCGCGTAGTTGCCGGGCAGCAGCGGCGCACCGCACAGGATCACCGGATCGAAGCCCATCAGCCCGGCGACCTTGCGCGCGCCCCATGCGCTCGATCCGCCGCCGCGGGCATCTTCCCACCAATGATCGACCCATGGCATATCAGGCCGGAATTTGCAGCCGTGGACCGTGAACGCCTCGTGCCGCTTGCGCTGCCACTCGATCCAGCGGTGCGAGACGAACCGCTCCGGATGCTGCGAGAACAGCGCGAAGGCTTCGATTTCCCGTGAAGCCCCGTTGACGGCGATAACGGCCGCGTCCGGGTATATCTTCCGGGCGCGTTCGACATCGTCGTGCAGGCACCACGCATTCCCGCAGACCAGAACGGGACCATGATGCCGGGCGGGCCAGGGCGGGGATGCAACACCCCCGCCCTTCCCGGTACGCATGGACTACGCTTACGTGCCGGACGACAGCGCGCCGGAGGAGCTGATCAGGACTTCCGCCAGGTTGACCGCGCCAGCCGAAGCCGCCGCGTCATTGGCAATCACGTTCGTGACCTTGAACGCCTTGAACTGACTGATGGTAGAAGCCGCCGCGAACGGCGTGGCCGACCATGTGGTGCTAAAGATGAGGTCGCCCTTCGCGAGGCTGGTCACATTGGTGACGTTGTTGATGTAGTTCGCCGCCTCCACGACATCCGGATGATCCGTGGTGTCGTACAGATAGATATTCCGCCCCGGAGACAAGCACGTGACGTTGATGAGCTTGGTTGCATCGAAAGCCATGATTCTGCCCTCCGGTTACGACGTGGCGACCGCAGTCGTGTCGTTGTGGTTTTCCTCGATGACGCCCGTGTCATCGATCATGACGGCCTGGCCCGACATGAAGTGGTTGACCCAGTACGAGGCGCGGTCGCCGTGCCAGGTGATGTCGGCGGCGACCGCCTGATTGCCGGCGATGTTGCCGGCAGAGGCTGCGACCGCGTAGCCGACAGACTGGTTGTGCCAGACCCAGCCCTTGGCCGTGGCCGATGCGGCGCCGGGCAGACCCGTCTGCATCTTCCACTTGACGCCCATCCAGGACTTCCAGCGCGTGCCCATGGCCGGACCGGACACGAATGCCTGGCCGTCGGCGCGGACGTATTCCTCGCGCTGGAACTGGTCGAGCAGCATCGCCTGCGACCACAGGCGGGGCGTCATGACGGCGAACACATTGCCGTCGTTCGGCACGTCGTTGGCCCACACGGCCTCGACCCACGACAGCAGCCCGGCGAGGATCGCGGCCTTGGACGTGACCGTGACCGTGACGACGGTCTGCGTGGTCGTGTCGAGCACGGTGGTGATCTGGTCGTCGACCTTGCGGCCGAGGGCCATGGCACCGCCCGACGCGATCGCGTCGCGCTCGTTGATGTTGGTCTTGGCCTCGTCGAGCTTGTCCACCCAGTCGCCAGCGTAGAAGTCGGCGAGGGTGCAGCTCGGCGCGGTGTGGTTCTGGTTCATCGGCGTGATCGTGCCGTGCCGCGACTTGGTCGTGGCCGTGCCCTTGCCGATCTTCTGGAATACGGCCGTGGAGCCGATGACGTCGGTCTTCTGGCGCACGGCCTCCTTGAGATAGGCGCCCTGACGCTGGAAGACTTGGTGGACCATCGCCTCATACGAGGTGATGAAAGCGGTATCGATTGAAGTGGACATGGCTATGCCATCCCTCTGTTACAGTTGAGGAATGCATGCCCTCTGCGAGCCATCGGGCCGTCTGGCGGCGAGCCTTGCGGGGCCGCTTCAGACCGTCAGGGACTTTGGAGATGCGGAGTTGGGCCTTTCGCTCGGGACCTTGCGGCGAGCCGTGCGTTCGGCGATTGGTGAAACTCAGGCGGCGCGACCGGCGCCGACGATGCTCTGGTTGCCGTTCTTCTTCGCGATCAGCGACTGCTCGACCTGATACAGCCGGTTCGCCTCGCGACTATCGCCCTTGGCCTTGGCGGCGGCGGAACCCTCGCGGGCGCGCGTGATCTGCGCGTCGATGTCGTTGCGCTGCGCCTCGGTCAGCGCCGGGCCGAGGCTGCCCTCGCTCATCTCGCGGCCGGCGGTGGCGAACATGCGCAGGATGCGCGGATCATCGAGGATGAACCGGCCTTCCTTGGTCTCCATGTGCTTGAGTTCTTCGAAGTCGACGCCGGCCTTGTCGGCGAATGCCTGCACCGCGCGGTTGGCGTGCGTCTTGTTCGCCTCGTAGTCGGCGGCCCACTGCGCCCGAAGCTGGCGATCCGCCTCGGCGGCGAATTCCTGGTCGGCCTTGACGATGTTCGCCTGCTCGGACGCGATGTCGGTGCGGAAATCCTCGATCAGCGCCTTGGCCGTCGCGAGCGGGACATTATGGTCATGGAAGCGCTTCATCCACGCCGCGTTGCTGGCCTTCTCGCCGTCGGTGAATTCCCGGCCCTCCGGAGTGGGGAACGCTTCGGCGTAGGCTTCAGCCTTGTCCGGCACGCCGATCTTGGCGCGGTAGGCCGAAACCTGTTCCGGCGTGGCATCCTTGCCCGGCACGACCAGCGCGTTGGCGAGCTGCTTGCGCATGCCGAGCGCGCGGCGGGCCAGATGATCGACGTCGGTCGAGTCCTCGGCGAACTTGCGCGCTTCCTCGTCCTTGATCTGCGTGCGCCATTCGGCGACGGGCGCCGGTGTCGGAGCCGGGTCGGGCGCGGGCGTTGGGGCCGGCGTCGGTGTCGGCGCGGGAGTGGGATCGGGCGTCGGTGCGGGTGTTGGGGCTGGAGCATCAGCCATGCGTTATCCTTCCGTGCTATTTCTTCGACTTCAGCGCCTTCAGAATGCCGTCGAGCGCTGGAAGGTTTTGCGGGAAGAAAGCGTCTGATATCGGCCCGACGCCTTGCACGAACGGCTCGCCTCCGGGGGTGCCGCCCGTGTTCTTCCACACGTAATCGCGAATGAATGCCGGCGCGACGACATCGCGCACGTATTGACTGAAACTGCGCTTGTCGTCGGGCTCGCGCTGGTCGTACATCTTTTGCGCCACCTTCATCTGCGATGGCTGCATGGACGCAACGAACTGCGAACGCATGACGTCGAAACGCTTATCAACCTCAGGCAGAATGTGCAGGCTCTCGCCCAGCAAAAGCTGCTTCAACTGCTGCGGGCTCATGTCCGATTTGCGGACACCGACGGTCGGGGTGCCGAAATTCGGGTTGCGTTCTTCCGTGGCCGAATACGTCTCAGCAAAACCCGGTCCCTGATCCGGCTGGACCTTCAGGCCCAGACCGCTGATTGCCGGGTAAGTCTCATTGACCGTCTTCAGCGCGTCATCGAGGGCCGACTGAGACCGCGAGTCATACTGTTGCGGGTCAATCGAAAGGTCGGCCACCGGCTATCCTTCCTTCACAGTTGAATTCTGCCGGCTCGGCAATTCCTTCGGCTCGCGGTAGAGCACGATGGTCAGCCAGATACCGACATTGCGCTGCCCTTCCAGCACATGCGTGCGGTAGGGATCGATCGGTGCGCCTTCGATGCTGGTCGACCGCATGCGGCAGAACCGCAGGATGTCGTGCAGCACCCGCTGTCCCTGGTCGGTGCCGAGGAACACGGCGCGGAATTCGCGGTAGCGGTCGAGTGGCGTTCGGGTGGTGTCAACAGGTGCGGCGAGTTCGCCCAACAGGGCGTCGAGATCGTCGGTCAAGCCTGCCCCGCCGCCAGCCGGATGCGCGGCTTCTGCCCGGCCTCGCCGCTGATCCCGTAGCGTTCGTCGATGATGCGCCGCAGGACCAGCGCGCTTTCGATGCCGAGCTTCTCCACCAGCGCATCGAAGTCGATGTCGAAGCTGCCGTCGCTGCGCTCCTTCGCGCACAGGGCCTCGCGGATGTCCGCGCATTTCTGCGTCAACCGGTCGACCTGGTCGCCCAGCGTCTTGTTGCGGGTTTCCAGCGAACGGAACCGGTCGTTGTCGGTGTTGGCGTCGAATGCCATGCTATGCGGCCTGCTTTCCGCCCAGCACCGGGGCGAGGTTCTTGACCGCGCCCGATGCGGTGTGAGCCATCTCGATGCCCTGTTGCAGCGCCTGCGCCTTCTGCATTGCCGCCTGCCGCTGCGCCCGGTCGGCCCGGATCGCCGCGCGGGTCTGGTCGCCGTTGACCAGCCGGTTGGGCAGGCTCACGGCCTCGGCGCCGAACTTCAGGTATTCGTCGGTGTTGACGATGTCGAGCGCTTCCGGCGGGTTGCCGGTGGCAAGCTGGACCTGCGCCACGTTCGCCGCCTCGGTGAACCACAGTTGCGCCGCGCGGGCCTCCATCTGCTCGCGGATGCGCTTGACCGGGGATTCGTATGCGAACCGCACGGCCGACCCCTGCAAGGCGGGGGGAACCGGCAGGAACGCACCGGCCCGGAGCATCACCCGGAACGTTCGCTCCACCATCGGCGCGGTGTAATCGGTCTCCAGCCGGCCGAAGGTCGGGCCGATCTCGCGCAGGAATTCCTCCTTGCGCTGGATCACTTCCGTGGCCGTCATGTCCGGCCCGTCGACCGGCAGATTCAGGATATTCCGCAGGAACGCCCGCAATACCTGATCCCGGCGGTCCCGCTGCATGTCGACCGTCAGCGGCATGTTAGCACCGGATTCGAGCGGGAAGAACGGATTGCCCCGCACCTTCGCCGCGATGTCCGGGTCGTAATAGGTGATGCCGTCCGGGAAGGTGTTCATCTCCGCGAACGCACCGTCATACGGCACCGCCATCGGCGGAGTGGCGGCCCGCTGGCCGGCGATCAGCAGGGTTTCGCCCATCGCCTGCAGGGTGTTGGCATCCGGCAGCGCGACCATACCGGGCGACCGGCCGTAATCCTCGCCGCTCGAGGTATCCCACCGCGGCACCACGAACGGGAACTCGTTGAACCCGCCGTCGTGGGCGATCTCTTTCGCCTGCGTATCGATCCAGGTGTCGGTGTACGGTAACTTGCGCGAGGTCATCGCCCCGGCGTAGCCGTCGCCGCGCTGGGTCACGCAATGCAGGTACTCGATCAGGTCGTCGTACTTGTCGGTACGGTACTTCTCGCGCACCGCGTCCGAGACGTTGGCGAGGCCGAACCGCTGCACCGCCTGGCGAACGGTCAGCGAGCGCCAGCGGTACATGCCGACAGCCCGGCCTTCCTCGTCGAAATACGGACAGGCGTCCTTGAGGTGCAGCGCCTGGAACAGCAGGTGGTTCTTGACCTGCGATTCCCCGACGTACAGAACACCGGTGCCGAACACCACGAGGTCGAGATCGACCTCGCCCGTGGCCTGGCGGAAGCGCGCGTGCGGGTCCATGATCGCATCGCGCAGTCGATCTTCGGTATCGGCAATCCAGTCCTTGGCCTCGTCCAGGTTGCCGGCGCGGTCGTCCACCGCGTGGATGTAGACCCACTTCTCGCCGTCCGGCCTGACCATGCCGCCGATCGCATTGGCGAGCCCGCGGGCCGCCTGCATCGGCGTGCCGTCGTACAGGTCGGTCGTGCGCTTGTCGCCCGGCGCGGTCGTGGACGTGAAGCCCAGCCGCTGCGGCAGCATGACGCGCGCGAGGTCTTCCCAGTGCTGCTCCCAGACGGACTTGTTGTCCCGGCAGCGGTTGGCGATCTCGATCTGGCGCTTGGCGCGGCTCTGGTCGGCCATCAGTGCATCAGTCTCCCGACGTTACGGCGCAACCCTTCGAATTTCGGAACGCCGGCGGCGACGACCCCGGCGTCGTCCTCGACCAGCGCACTGTCGAACGTGCTGGTCGTGGTCGCCGCGCGAAAGAACGCCTGGCCCGAGGCGATATTGCCATCGGTCGCCGCCGGCATGCTCGCCGTCGAGCCGTTGCGATAGGTGGTAAGCCCTGTGCCGACGGCCTCGATTCGCCAGGCACCGGTCGCTGCACCCGGTGTCGTCGATGCCAGCAGGTTGAAGGTGCCTGACGGATATTGCGAGTAGAGCTGCGCCGCCGCCGTGCCGCCGTTGTACTGGACGAAGTAGCCGGTGAAGGCATCTTCGGCGCCGACATGGGCGTGACGCACGCCGACGCTGAGATTGTACGGCGAGACGAAATCGGCCTGCATCGCCTGGTCGTTGGCGAGGGTCTTGTTGACGGAGTAACGGACGACGTTGCTGCCCGCCCCCGCCGGTGCGCTGCCCCGGTTCGTCTGGATCGTCGCTGCGATTGTCGTGCGCTTTACCCACGTCGCGTCGTGCGTGGACAGCGACGTGCCGTCGGTGTTCGTGAAGGCGTCGCTGAACTGTGTCGTCCAGGTCATCGGTCGGCCGCCGTCGCCCTGATCTGCCCGGCCAGCAGGCGGATGGCCTGCCGCACGGTCATCGAGCCGGCCAGCCCGCCGACATCGAAGCTGCGGGCGGTCAGCTTGTTCGCCATCCGCTGCCGCCGCGCCGCCGGTATCGCCGAGATCAACGTATCCAGCCCTTGATCGAGATCGTCGGCGCCGAGCCAGCCCGCAATCAGCGCCCGACGGTGAATGCGTTTGAGCACGTCGCGTACCGTGTGGACGCCGCTCAGGTCGTCGGTCGGGATATGGGCGGCATCGAGCGACGAGCGCATTGCGGTCAATTTGCCGTTGCCCTTGTCTACCGAAGCAAGGGTGGCATCCAGCGCCACGTCGCCCAGATCGAGATAGGTCACGCCGGGAATCGCCAGCGCCGCCGCGTGCGTCGCCGCATCGGTGTCGGCGACCAGCCAGAGGCCGGCGCCGTCGTTGACGCTACAGGTGAAATTGCCGGTGACGTCATGGACGGCGGGTCGGAACGCCGTCTCCGGCGTCAGGCCGTCGCCGACGATCGGGGAACGGTAGATGCGTTGCATCAGGCGGTCGCGCGGTTCACGATCGCCGCCAGTTCGGCCAGTGCCGTTTCGTACCGCGCCTTGAGCTTCGCCGCTTCGGCCTGCGCCTGCGCCAGCCGCTGCGCCTGTCCGTCGAGATCGGCCCTGACCGCAGTGAGGCGCGCATCTTCGGCTTTCGCCGCGGCCTCCCGCTGCTCGAGCGCCACCCGCGTGGTGGTCAACTCGCTGGTGTCGCGGCTGACCTTCGCGTTGTACGCATCGACGTCGCGCGCGTGCTGCTGACGGTCGCGGTTGAGTTGATCCTGTGCCTGATTGGCGAGCCGTTCGGCCGCCGCTGCCCGTTCCGCCGCCTGATTGGCCTGGATGATGCGCTCATTGGCCGCGGCCTCTGCCGCCTTCGCATCCTCGATCGCCTTGCCGAGCCGTTCGATCTCGGGGACCAGATTCTTCGGATCGCCGACAGTGTTCAGCCAGTTCAAGATGGCTGCGACGAGATCGCCCGTGTACGGGGGAACGTTGCTCATGGCTACCTCGTGATCCCGGCGAATTTGGTGCCGAGCGGGACGGTGAAATACTCGGGGTTGTCCGCCCCGATCGGAATCTGCTGCGCCGCTTCGGTCGCATCCGGATTCGCACCCATGGCGATGAACGCATTGGCCTCGGCGTAGATCCGTACCCGCTTGATCTTGGTCGTGCCGTTTTCGGCCACGGCGCTGGTGACCTGGTTGCTGCCGCTCAAGGTCGTGATCTTGAGCACGGCCTCCATCGTGCCGAGCGCGGTTTCCTTGGCGTCCGGCCAGACGTTGACGTACAGGTTCGCCATCGCCTAGCCGAGCTGGTCGGAGGCGGAGGCGGCCGGCCGGTTGACGGTGGCGTTGCCCGGCACGCCGAGGCCGGAGGTCAGGATCGACGCGGCCCGGCCGCGGCGTTGCAGATCGGTCTGCCGCTGCTTGTTCCGCGCCGCGGCTATGCTCGGGTCTTCCGGCGTCGGCACGGGCGGCGGGGGCGGCGGCATGGCTGGACCACCGCCGCCGAATCCAGGCAATCTCATGGGCGCTTCCTCATCAGATGCTTGAACAACTGGAACGGCGTCAGCGCGAACGGCGCGCGGATGGCGCAGATGGCTTTGCACAGGCCGACGCAGTTGGCGACCGCGAACGGCCCGCGCAACGGCTGTCCCTGTCCGGTCTCGACCACGGTATAGCCCTTGCTGCGATAGAACCCGGCGAGGTCGTAGGCGCTGGCCTGCACGACCTGCACGACCGGTTTCCCATCGCGGGCGTCGAACATCACCCAGTAGGCGCCGTCGTCGACCGCGCAGAACACATGCCGGAAGCCGGGCTTCAAGGCCTGTTCCCACCGCGCACCCTCGGGATCGAAGAAGACGACCAGCGCCCTCAGTGCAGATGCTCCCGGCGCGCGCCGCGCAGGGTCGCCAGCGCGGTCTCGGGGCCGAGATCGTTGATCAAGGTTTCGCACTGCCGGTCGGTCAGGTGACCGTTCTTCTTCACCAGCGCCGGATACTGCTCGGCGTATTTCCGGCGCGTGATCCGGCGCAGGGTGGCGAGGTCGGCCGGCTCGAGGTCATGGCAGAAACCGGCTTCGCGCCGCACGTCGATCTTGTGGCTGGCGACAATGCATTCGGCGACCAGCAGTCGCACGTCCGGCCCGGCGATGTGATCCGGCACCGGCGGCACGCGCGCCTCGCCCGGCCGCCTCTCGGTGAACGTCAGCGGCCCGGGCACGCAGCCCTGTTGGCGCATGGACTCGGTCATGGACGTACGTACGTCCGCTTCGAACTGCCGGCGCTGCTCGGCCGTTTCCTTGCCGTCGAGCCAGATCGCGCATTCCAGCGCCGAACCGACTTCGGGACGGGTGCGGAACTTGCGGCTCATGACTTCGATCTTTTCGCTTTCCGGCGCTCGCGCATCAGGTCTCGCATGTAGGCCCGGCGCTTCTCCGGGTCGCGATATCGGTAGGTTGGCGCGTTATCCATAGCCGTCCCGATGTTAGCCACATCGCTGCGCCTTGCGGGCTTGTTAGCCATTGCCGGCGCGGCGCGAAAGCGGATCATCGTCTATCCCTTCCACCTCAGCGGACGATAGTGCTTCCTGTCGGAGCAGTTGCCGCGCACCGCCGGCGTGCGGCGCAGCGGGCTCCTGGGGTCGATGCGCACGGCCTGCGCCGCCGCCTGGTCGATGCGATAGGCCCGGAGCGATTCAGCCGTCCAGCCGTTGCGGGCTTCCTCGGGCGTCGGGTCTTCCAGCGCGATACGTTCGGCCGCCGCGTGCGCTTCCTTACGCAGGGTCTTGCGCAGCCCTTCGTCCATCATCGCCAGTGCAACGGCCTGTAGCCGCCCGCGTTCGCCCGTGTGGGCATCATCGCCGGGCCGAGCGGGCCCTTGGGCGTCAGCTTCGGGAACAACTCTGTCAGCACCCAGACCAGCGCGTCGACCCGGTCGGGCGAACCTTCGCCCTCGTAGCCCGCAGCGGTCATCAAGCACATCTGGCTTTCCAGCGTCGGGAACGCCCCCACGTGGCTTACCTTGTCCAGCGCATACAACGCGCTGATTGGCTCGGCGCGGATGTGCTTGCCGCGCGTCGCCCGGACCTCGATCACCTTCACGTTCGGCCGGATCGACCGGATGACGTGCTTGACCATCTCGCCGCCCTGGTTCACCTCGGCCACAATGGCGTCGGCGTCCAGCATGTCGTAGACCGCTACGGCACGTTTCGCCCACTCCTCGGGCGTGCCGCAGGTCGATGCATCCTCCAGCACGTAGCCGCGGCCGTCGGTGCCGATGCCGCAGGCCACGATGCCGGCCTCGTCCGATCCTTCCTCGGACGATATCGGCGGGTCGACGCCCACTAGGATGCGCGACAGTTCGGGCGCTTCCGACCGGCGGTTGCGGTGAATGACCAGCCGATCCCAGATCGCGCCGACCGCGGCAGGCTCGTACTCGCCAAGCCAGATATGGCCGTAGCGCGCCGGCTTGGTGCGCTCGTCGTAGGAACGCTCTTCCTCAAGCTCCTGAGGAAACCACGGATTGTCGCGGTAATTGGCGCGCACGACGATGGCATTCGGCGGCGGCGCCGGGCCGCGCAGCAGCTCGTCCACCGGATCGCTGGCGTTGCGCGGGTTCCACGAAAACCACAATTCCGAGCCGGGCGTTCGGATCGTCGGCCGCAGCATCTCAAGGCTGCGCGCGGTCAGCGTCTGCGCTTCCTCGACATAGGCGATGTCGAAGCCTTCGAGCGACTTGATGCTTTCGGCCGTGTGGTCCTGCATGCCCTGGAAGATCACGCTACCGCCGCCGGGCGTGCCGATTTCGTCGTTCTTCACATCGAAGGCGTAGCCGACGCCGAGGGCGATGATCTTGTCCTCGATCAGCCGCTTGACCGATTCCTTGAGCGACTTCTGGACCTCGCGAACACAGACGATCCGCGTGCCCGGATTGCGGAGCGCCCGCGTTACCGCCATCTCGGCGAAGAAATGCGATTTGCCCGATCCCCGCCCGCCATGTGCGCCCTTATAACGTGCGGGGCGCAACAGCGGCTCAAACGGCCTCGCCGCCTGGATGCTCAGCGTCGACGATGACATATCGGATTTCGGTCAGGAGCGGCGTTTCCTCATCTCCCGCGATCGGCTGCTTGGGCTTTCCCCAGCCGCGATCGAGCAGGGCCGAAGCCGCCGCGACACGGGCAGCGGCCGGTGCTTTCTTCTGCCGCATGATGCCGGCGAGCGTCGCTACCGCTGTCGCGGTATGAGCGCGCGCCAAAGATCGGATATTGGGCGATGCCTTGGGCATTTACGACCGATCACTTCTTCCGCTTCGCCATCGCCGAAAGGCGCAGGCCGAGCCGGGCCGCATCGCCGAGGCTGCCGCCGTCGTGCTGGTGCTTCATCATGTAGGCGTGGGTAGACATGCCGGCCTTCGCGGCGGCGCGTTTCATCCGGCCGGGATTGTGGATCGCGCCTTGGATGAAATGGGGCTGCCGTTGAGCGGCCATGATCGACCCTCCAAACGCAAACGCCCGGCGCGGAGGGTTCCGGCCGGGCGCAGTTCGTGAATACGAATGAAGTCAATACACAACCGCTGCGTCGGGTCAAGGATTATCGGTTGGCTTCCGCTCCTTCCCGTTCCACGCGCACCACAGGTCGATGACCAATTGCTGGGTCATGATGCGGAGAGCGTCGTTGTGGGAATGGCCCTTGATCCAGTCCGGATGCGTGACGGCCGTATGAGCGCGGCGCGCGTCGTAAATGGTACGGTAGGGGGCGGCGTGGTTCTTCCGGGCACCAGTGCTGGCTTGGCCGCCCCCATCCCGCTTTGCTGCTACGGACTGCGCCCGGAACAGCGGAACACCGATGACTGCGTAGATTTCGGCCCGGCGGCGTGGGCTGTAGCCTACCTCGGTCCAATCGTCTGCCGTCAGGCCGCCTTTCTTGCGCCATGTGCTGGCCGCCGCGCCCCGGAACGGTGCCAGCCCGAGCCGTTTCTTGAGCTTGTCCGGGTTCGGATAGCCGGCAAGATCGCCCGCCTCGCCGATGATGACGGCCAAGCCGAGCTCACCGAACCCGGCCACGCCTTCGGCGAAGCTTTGCCAGACGGCAAACTGTTTGACCAGCTTGCGCATCTGCCGCTCGATCCGCTCGCGCTCCGCCTCCACCGGGGCCAGCGCGGCGAAGGTGGCCCCGAGGTCGATCAGCAGCGATTCCGGCAGGCCGCGCTCGCCATCGGAAAACGCGCCCGTCTGTTTTACGGCCTTGATCAGCGCGGCGGCACGGGGCTCGATCTTCTTTCGCTCCTTCTCCGGCAACGCCAGCGTCCAGCCCATGTGCCGGCGGGTCAGGGCGCCAATGGAATTGGTCAGCTTGTTGGCCGCCCGAATCCAGTGCTTGCGCCGTACCTGCAATTCGCAGATCAGGTCGATGATGGCCGTCTGCTCGCTGGCCGGCGCGAGGTGGGCGCTTCCGGGATCACGCATGAGCGGTCACCTCGGCCACGATGCGGCTACAGGTCTCGGGGTCGATGTAATCTCGAATGCGGCCGGCAGGCGGCAGGTTGGCGCACAGGGCGCGGATGATCCTGCTGTCGCGCTCGTGGCTGTCGCACCAGCCGAGGGCTTCTTCCACCGTCGCATCGCCAACCTTCTGGCCGTTGATCACCTTGTCGTCGTACCAGCAGCGGACGGCGATCGGCGAGACGGCCGCCAGTTGGGCGGGGCCGCGGCGGGGAACGGTAGGCTCGCGAACGGGGCGGACACAGACCGACTGGGCATCACTCCATTTCTGGTCCGCCCCGTCGCGATGGGGTTCGACTGCGGGGTCGGGCGATCCGTCTGTGGGTATCAACATAGTACTGGCCCTCTCCGCAGTCGAATTCGGGGCCGGCGCGGGGGCAACGCTCGTCTGGGCATCGCGAGGCAGCTGGCCCCCGGCCGGCTTTTCTGGTCCCGCCATGTCGCGGGCAATCTCGTACAGATAGCGCGTAAGGGCGGCGAGAAGGCGGCCATCATGGGCCGCAGCCGCGCCGTTGCCGTGGTGCCGGCGCAACGCCTCGATACACGCCACCTGAAATTCCGCCGTCGCGGTGTCCACACCGGCCGCGCGCAGTTTTTCTTCCATCACAGTCGCCATGATAACGTCTCCTATCGCATCCGCCTCGCATAGTCCGCCAGCGCCGCAGCGACGGGCTGGTAATAGATCGTCGGCACGTCGTCGCGGTCCCACACCACGCGCAGGGTGGCGTCCACCACGCGGGGATGATTGGCGTTCGCCCAGGGCAGATACCGCTCGGCATGGGCTTTGGCGAGCGTATCGGGCATCTCCGCCTTTGCGTTGCCGAGCCGCTCGCCGAGGGCATGGCCACGCTTGAACAGGCCCTTGCACACCGCGCCGTAGATCGCCTTGATCTCGCCGGCCGCGCGTTCCAGCGCCGCATCGCCCCGGCCGTATAGCGCCAGGATGCGGAACAGCGGGTCCTCCGTCAGCTTGGCCGCCGTTTCGATCGTGGCACCGACCCGTTCTTCGGCAACCGGACGGCGTGCCCGGCGCTTGCGCTTCGGCAGGGCTGCGGCTGGCATCATTTCAGCGCCTCATCGATCATGCGTTCGTAAGCGGCCTGCCCACTTTCGCCTAAACCGGGCGTCAGGACTGTCTGCCCATTGCCGAGAGGCGTTTCATGCATGCGCAGATTGCCGGCCTTCCGCATCGCCGGCGTTGGCTCCCGCATGGCGACGATGGCCCGGCGAGCGCGGTCGCGCGAAATATCAATGCCGACTGCGATCTCTTGGCCGATTTTTTTGCCGTTCGCCCGCAGAGTGTCGAACCCCCACCACAATTCGGGGTCCATCGCACGCGCAACACGGTCGATCATTTCGCTCATTCGATCACCCCCAGGCCATTGATTTTATCGGCAAGCGTGGCTTGAACCGGCCTTTTCCACAGGAAGTCCCTGAGCACCGGAATATCCGGGGATGGCCGTAGTACGCCCGCATGGGAGCGACCGGTAGTATCCGACCAGGCGATTTTCATGCCGTCCGAAAAAGGTTCATCGTCCATGAAAATTCCTCTTGCATTCGGCCGTCGATGTTCCTATTATTAGGAACAGGCGCGGCGATCATGCCGGCCAGCAGGGGCGAGGAGGCCCGGTTACGATGACCCTCACCGATACATACACCCTTGACATGAATGGCGACGTGCGGCGCGGCCTGACGGCCGGCGAGGTTGGCGAGGAAATCCTGGGCGCCGACGGCCATGTGTGGGATATCCGCGCGATCCCGACCGATGCCGATCGCGTGAACGCGTATTCGCCGTTCGTCACTGTCAGCTACGATGATGACGGCGAGGAAGAATACGATTTCGACGAGGATGGCTTCGCGGCCGAGGCCGACGGCGCTCGCGACTATGTCGTGCGCCGCTCGCAGCGCAGCCATGCATCGATGGGCGGCGTCGGCGAGATGGTCGAGACGCGCTACCGCGCGTGGGGCAAGGATCGCGATGATGCGAAAGGCAACATCCTGTGCGCGGTCGGGATTGATGGGCCGGAAAACTGGCGCGGCTGCGGTGCATGGAGCTGCATGACCGATGCCAACTACGATGTATTGCAATCCGAGGGGCGGGCGGAGTAAAATATGCGCGGGAATAACGATGAAATACTCGCCGCGGCTTCGGCCCCGGTTGACAAGGCCGAAAGGCCGGAAAATGCGGGGGCGGCTACGGCCGCCCCTTCCGCTTTGAATCCCGATATCCTCGCCGACTGCGGCCGGGCGCTGTACGGCGAACGCTGGCAATCCGAGCTGGCGCGGGCGCTCGGATATTCTTATCGGACGATGCGCTACTGGCTGAGCGGCCGTAGCCCCATCCCGTCGACCGTGCGACCGGCGCTGTTGCGGATGCTCGACGATCACAGCGTCGTCATCGCCGCCATGCGGAAGCTCCTTGCCGCCTGAGCGGCCGGTGGTGTCGGTGAATCTGACTTCGGTCATCCCCTCACCCCGCCAGCGGCAGCTCGGCCGCGCCTTCGGTGTCGGCCGTCATGGCGCCCCCGTTGGTTGCCGCAGGGCCGACGTGTTGACCGAAGACCGGAAATCCCGCTGCGATTCCCATGATTGCCGGGCGTTCGTTATCTCCTCGTCCGTCAGCTTGTAACGGTAGTCGGCAAAGCGCTGTTCCCGCATCCGGCCGGCGTCGAATAGCTGCTTCGCCTGCGCGTATTCGTTCGCGAGCTTCACGATCCGCGTCCATGCCTGCCATTCCCATTCCTGTTTTCCGTAGCGCTGCCGGAAATCGACGAAGCCCGCTTCGGCCATCTCGCGGGCAAGCTGGCGGCGGGCGGCGTCGCGTTCCTCCTGGCGCTTATGAAAACCATTTCCGCCACCCGACAGCGGCGCAGTTGGAGCCCTCGCGAAGCTGGCAAACTCGGCAGCGGTGGGCGCGGCCCGCTTCGTCCACATCGCGCGCCACCTGTCAAACGCCGTTTGAAGGTTCGGGCCTTCGCGCAAGCCGGCTGCACGCATATCGCTCGCCAGCGCCGCACACCTATCGGCATCCATATTGCCGCAGCGAAGGGCGATGCCTTCAACGACCTCAACGAGTTTCATGCTTCTGCATCCTCGCTTCGATGTCCGCCGCCGTCACCCGGCCGCTCGGCAGCGCTTCGTCGTATTCGTCTTCCCACCGCCCTTGATTCAGCCACGTCGTCGGATGCGGTACGTACTGCATATCGGTCGGGAACTGGCCGCTTCGGCGCCAGCGCGCAAGCGCGTCCAATATGGCTTCCGGCGTCGCGCCTTCCCGTAATGCTCGCGTCCATGCTTTCAATGCCGCCTTCTTCGCCACCTTCCGCGGATAGGCTTTCCAGAAGTCCGCGAATGTCGATTCAGCCTGTCTTATCGGGACTACATTCATATCCGGACTCCATTCTTTCTTTACTATCGGCCAGTGGTGAAGCCTGAGCGAAGGGCATAGCACGACCGTCCCCGCAATTTTGCGCGAGGCCGGTGCCAGCCCTTGCGAATGTTCCGGCCTTGCGGAGCCAGCCCTCGCTACAGGCCTCATAGTCGGAGACGAGCCGCTATGAGTTGGAACCTACTTTCGACGCCTCGTCGCGCCGTCCACCGCCCTCGTTCCTTTCGCACCGGGCTTGCCCTTGGTGGAGTCCCACAGTAGGGCCGTCATGCTGCCGCGCGCTGTCGTCGCCTCCGACCACGCGATCACGCTGCTGCCGCACCCCAACGAACGATCATCGCATCTGAAAGCGCCGCGAGAATCTTGTCCGTTGGAACGGCAATCGAAACTGTCGTGTAATCACGATTCGCTGCCTCAACCACTCGAAAACCTTTTTCTCGTATCTTTGCGCAGGCCCACCATGTTCGTCCGTTTTTACGGTAAGCCGCGCGGAGTGTCTGAAACGGAAGGAGATAGCAGGTTGCGGAAGGGATGAAGGCATAGGCGATATAGTCACAAGCCAAATCCTTAGCCGCCCATCCGGGCACGCGACGCTCGCGGTTGCTCCATACCTCAAGCAAAATATCGGGCCAATCCTCTGCCCTAACCTTCTCATCGACCGTGAGGGTCTTGCCGCTTTCGAGCGTAAGCACCCGATCTATGCCGCCGCGTTGCGCCCAGCCGTCGTTTCTGACATTCACGGCCGATGCCAGGTCGGGGAATGCAGATCGATAGATTTCGATCCACCACGACGCATCCGCCTGCGCCTGCGACAGAGCCAGAGACTCGGCGAAATCGTGAATTTCAGTCGCCATTCGATGCCGCCTGATTGCCCCACACCGCCCAACCATTTCGCTCGGCACGCGCGAACAATTCGATCTTCGGCAGTTCGGGATACATGCGTTCGATAATCGAGTAGAACTCTTCCGGCTTCGCGCTGTGTTCGCGCCGTGGTGCGTCCAAAACTGATGGCGGCCGTGCGTTGATGGGTGGCGGAGGAATCTCGCCACGTTTTGCGATCAACAATATTTCGTGTTGATTCCGAACATGGTAGCCCATGCCTATCTTGTCTTTTTTCCAGACCATCGATGTTCGGTAAATGAACCCCCACGCGTCTATGACGCGCATGCATTCAGCGAGCTTCGGAGATGTCGCCCACAGGTAAAGAATCGCATCGTCCGTGGCCATTTCGGCCACGGGAAGAGCGCAGATTTCTTCAAGCGTCATCGTCGGATAATGATTTTCGATAGCTCGATTGGTCGCACCAATCGGCGGATTCTCGTACTGCCACGGCGGATCGGCGTAGATCACGGGATAACGCTGGCTAATATCCAGCGCGACATTGCCCTTGCTGATTTCGGCCAAGCGCGAAATTCGCTCATCACGTCGGCGTTCCGTTTCTTCCGCCCGGATAGACTTGGCTGCGTCGAGGATTTCTTTTTTGGTCGGAGCGCGACCCTCGCTTAGCGCTTTCCCGATTGCCGTTTCGACCGCCTCAGGGCCGGCATCGCGCATCTCTCTCCATTCGGCTACGCGGCGACGGTCGAGATCGAGGCTGTCGAAAGTTGTCGGTGCCGCGCCCCATTTTCCGGTCGGCACGGGTGGCAGCTCGGCCTCATGGCAATTGCCGCAATAATCGCGCGACATGGGCCAGTGGTGGTTGCAGCCCGGAGTCGGGCAATGCCAAACCTCGACGGAAAATATGTCGTGGCAGATGTCGCAGCGGAAAATGTCCGAACCTTGGACATTTTCCGGGCGCCCTTTCCCGGCCACGTCCCCGCTCGCCTGTCCCCTGTCGATTTCATCGGCCATCCGCATCTCGGCGCGCGTTATGATCCGCAGGCAATCGGCGTGAGTATCGTTTGCGGCCTGCGTCACCTTGGCATAGTGCAATGCGGCTTCGGCCAAACGCTTCGCTTCCAGCACTTCCGCAGACGAGCGAGCATCAAGCAGCCGTTGGCCTGCGCGGCTCAGCAATGCAGGAAGATTGCTCGTATCTAAACTGTCCATTGCCGTCCCTCGATCCGGTTCAGCACGTTCATGCAGCGCCGCCGATACGTTCCATCGTGGCGGAGCATATAGTCGGCGCGATCGATGCCGTTCAGGACCGTCGTGTGATCCCGGCCGCCGAAGTCGCCGCCTATGGCTGTCAGCGTGTGCGGCGTGAGTTGCTTGCAGAGCCATTGAGCGAGGAAGCGTGCGTTGACGACGCACCGCTCGCGCCGGCCGTTTTTCAGTTCTCCATGCATCAGGCCGAATTCGTCGGCGACGCAGGCGATGATGCGGGAGGTTGAGACGGAAGCCATCACTCGAATCTCCACTTTGCCAGGTCGGCAACGCGCACCCGCTGCGTCATCCGCGCGACTTCGGCAATCGTGAAGCGCCGTTTTTTCGGGCGGCCACATCACACCACCTCCTGAATCTCGATTTCAAGAATCGCGGCCATGAGCTTTTTCTTGAGCTTGTAGATGGCGGTCTTGACCCCCTTCACGTCTTCGACCACGCGCTCGCCCGTGCGGCGGTCCACATACTCGAAGTCCGCGACATAGGCACAAATCTTGTGGTTCTTGACCGTGAGCGGGAATCGCGGATGGACCATTAGCCCCTCGATCTCCTTCGCGCGCTCAAGCAGCTTCAGCTCCGCATACCGGTCGCGCTCGCGCTTGCTGTCGAAGTGGTGGCCGTCGTAGACCTGCGGCTGGTTCTTGTATTTGCGGGTCATGCGTTCCCCCGAAAAACCGCCGCCCCCGTGGGATGAGGGACCACGGGAGCGGCGCAGGTTGCGCGATGCTGCCTACCAGGGAGGGATGGCAGGTCGCGCTCGGTGGGGAAGAATCGGGAGACTGCCGGAAGCGCCGGCCACGCCTGCCCGCGATGTGCGGGAAGCTCGGAAATGGCGCAGGCAGGCCGGGCTTGATACCGGCTAAGGGTTAGCAACAGCCCTAGGCCTGACGGTTTTGCAATTGACCCGCCCGCGTGTCCTTCCACGCCGCTGCCCGCATAGATGACCACCCTGCCCGGCGCTTCGGGTGGCCGATTGGTGGGGCCGTCGATGGGAGGCAACGACCGCCGGACCAATTCGTTAAGGTTAAAATTCGCGCTCAAGCGCCGCGCTCCTTCAGCTTCGCCGCCATCTCAGTACCCGTTGAGCTTCGCCACGCGCGCCCACGCCTCGGCCTTCACCACATGCCGATTCGCCTTGCGCAGCAGCTTTGCTGCCCGTTCCTCGTGCCAGCGTTCCCACGCCGTCGGATTGCTGGTGCAGCGTTGCAGGAACGCGCGGATAGACCGGAGGAGCCTGCCCACCACGGCAGCGCCTAGACGATCAACGTGTAGCCGTCTTCGAACGCCTCGGCGGGAGAGAACGAGGTATAGCCATCGGCGTAGACGACGTAGTAGCCGCCGGCCCGCGGATCGTGCTTCTGCATGTAGGCGGTATCGACCTCGAAGTCGCCGTAGCGCTTGTCCATCGGATAGAGGACGCCGGATTCATCGTTCATGCGCACGACTTTCTCGATCTTGAGCGCATGGACTTCCTTGTGGCAGCGATAGCGTGGCATCTCGCAAGAAACGCCAACGTATCCGGCGGCACCGATGACGGGCCTATTCATGTAGCTTTCAGCGGTCATAGTCGCTCTCCCAGTCCGCAGATTTGGTCCGCAAGAAAAGCCCGGGGCGTTCAGTCCAGAAAACCCCACAACGGTTCGATCTTCACGGAGAGTTGGTTGAGATGGGTGGCCGGTCCGCCACTCTGGTCGCCGTAGGTCGACTGCGATCCGCTCGCCTCGACGCGGACCGGGAAATCTGCCGGGAACGCGGCGAGCGCAGTTGCAACCGAACTGGCGACCTGATTCTTGATCGTCTGCTCCGGTTCCAAGCAATTGATCCGGTCGAAGTCGGTAGCGAGTTTCTTCGCGACGGCGGATGCCTTGCCGAGAGCATTTATTGACCACGACATTTCGGTTCTCCTTCATTGAACGGGATTTCGGAAGAAAAGCGGCCGGGCGCCGACGCGGACGCAGGCGACCCGACCGGAGTTTCAGGGAGTTGACGAGCGCCCGAAGAGGAAGGGGCCGGCCGCTCGACATCCTCGGACCGGGAGGCGGTCCGAAGCTGCTGCAAGTCGCGGGCCAGTCGATCGGCCTCGCGCCTCAAATCCTCGATCCGGCGCATCGCGCCGTCGTAGCCGTCCCAGCCGAGGGCCGGGCCGAACACGTAACCGGTGAAGCGCTCGCGCCAGCGCAGCATCAGCGCCAGCATGTGCGGCGTGCCCGGGGGCTTTCCGGCGAGCCAGTCCTTTGCCGTCGCCGGCGAACAGCCTACGTCGCGGGCGATTTTCTTTGCCCGGGCAGGCGGCAGGTAGGCGTCGCGGAGGAAGGTCGCGCATCGCAACCCTACTTCCTGCCGGGCCAGTTCGACCGCCTGTGCGCTCACCGGGCTATCCTTTGGTGCGGTTTCTTTCGACACGTCGGCTCTCCATGCTGTGGGCATGGAAGGGACCAATGTGATTTACCTCAGCGACATTCGAGCCGGGCGGCGTTGCAGCGCTCGCTTCGGCCTTTCTGGATTTCCGGGGCGCGTCAAGACCGGGGGCGGCGCCGCGCGTATCGACGGTGTCGCCCTCGGTGGAGGCGCGAAGTTCTCTCTGCAAGCGGAGCTTGGCACGGCGGCGGCGCAGCGACGAACGGATACGGGCGTCGCGCACATGTCCGTTGTCGTCTCCGAACTCGACGGCGCGACTGCGGATGGCTTCGTTGTGCCAGGCCATCAGCGGGCCATCCGGCATCCCGTCGGCGAGCCACTGACGGAATTCCTGCCGCCATGCGGGGAGTTCATCAGCATCGGCCAGACCGCCCGGCGCGCGCTGGCGCGGCTCATGCTGCTCGAGCTGAGGGAGATCGATCATGACCGCACCATCGCCAATGCTTCCTCGCGGGAATAGCCGCCCTTCTTGCGGAGCACGTCGTAATCGGCGCGCTCTTCGGGCGTGAGCGCGGCGAGCGGATTGAACTCCGGGTCGGCGTGCAGCCGCTTCATCCGCTCGCTGTTGGCCTTCGCGAACTCCGGGTCGGCGTGCAGCCGCTTCATCCGCTCCGCAGCCCGCTCGCTGTTGGCCTTCGCGAACTCCGGGTCGGCGTGCAGCCGCTTCATCCGCTCCGCAGCCCGCTCGCTGTTGGCCTTCGCGAACTCCGGGTCGGCGTGC